CCTTCATCTCGACCAGGGGCGTCCTCACGATGGTGAGCAGCAGCACCGCTTCGCTGGCGGGCGCCGGGTGCAGCAGGATCGAGCCGGTCTGGTAGTCGGTGATGAACACCAGCGGGACGGCCGGGGCAGCGTTGCGCCAGTACGGGTTGTGCTCGTCCATGTCCTGCACGGTGCGGCGGAACAGCGGCCGGCCGCCCATCAGCTGGGCGCGGCGGATGAACAGCACCGCCGGGTCGAGCGCGATCACGCCGGCGTCGAGCGGATCGACGTGCAGCTGGGTCAGCGCGCTGGACGAGTCGACCAGCAGGCGCGCACGGCGGCAGGCCTCGGCTTCGGCGTCGTTGGCGAACTCGATCAGTTCCTCGTCGCTCCACAGGTACGGCTCGGTGGCGTCGTCGGCTTCGTTGCGAAACACCGTAATCAGTTCCTGCAGGGTCATGGCGTCACTCCTTCCACTCGTGGTACACGGCCTCGACCTCGTCGAAGATCGCGGCCGGCGTGATGTCGACCTGGCACTTGGCCGCGCCGGTGGCCTCGTCGATGTTGCAGTAAGCCCGGCCGTAGTGCAGGCGGTGGCACGGGTAGCAGCTGGTGCCGGCCGGGGCCAGGGTACGGGTGTTGAACCAGTGCTTGGTCAGGTTTTCCTTGGAGCTGTGCGACAGCATGATCACCTTGGCGACGTCTTCCTCGAAGGCGACGGCGTTCAGGACGCCCGTCTCCGGGCCGATCACCAGGTCCACCTTCTGCGCCAGCGCCAGGGTGTCGCGGATGCCCATCTTGCCGCTCTCGCGGTACACGCGCGGTTCGAGTTCCCAGCCACATTCGAGGATCTGGCAGGCCTCGTCGCCGGTCAGGATGATCACGGCCTCGGGAATGTCGGTCAGGATGCGGGCGACGACGGCGTCCATGTGCGGCGTGAACTTGTGCACCGAGGAACCGGCCAGCGCCCACATGATGGTGAACACCTTCGGGCTGGCCATGCCGATCATGAGGTCCTTCTGCGGGCGCCGCGCCAGCTGGATCGCGGTCAGGAAGCCCCGGGCCTTGCCCGCTTCCTCGGCGGTCGGGTAGAAGCGCGCCTCCGAGTAGTACGGTAGCTCGGCGAGGTAGCTGGTCCATTCCAGGTAGTTCTTGTTCAGGACGACCTGGCGCACAGCTTGCGGCCACATGTGGTTGGCCCGGCCCGGCATGGCCAGCAGCGTACCCTCGACGGACTCGGACAGCTGCACGAACTTGTCGTAGCGCTTCGCCAGGGCTTCCCAGTACAGCGGCAGCTCGTGGTTCGGCACCAGGTCCGGGTCGAGGATCACGAAGTCGTCGATGTGCGGGTCTTCGCGCACGATGTCGTGGCCGCCCGGCGTGGTCACGACCGTGACGTGGTAGCCCTGGCGTTTCAGTTCGGGGAAGATGTTGGCGGCCTGGATCATGTCGCCGAATCCGCCCGCGCGGAACACGCACGCGGTTTTTTCCGGGCGCGGGTTTTTATAGGTCGCGCGGCAGTCGATCTCGGCCAGCTTCTGCACGACCAGGAGAAAACTGTACTCCATGCCGCCGGTTCGGGTCTCGTTGATGACCACGTCCATGCCGGTCTGGCTGCTGGCGGCCACGCTGGCGATGTGGCCCAGCACGTCCTCGGGCGTGAAATCGTGCTTGTGGTCGGGGTTGGCGCCCGGGGTGCCGATCCGGGGGTAGTGGTCCCGATGCGGAAGATATAGGACGAGGTGTCCGTTGGGTTTTAGGACACGCCACCATTCCTTGAGCGCGGCCTCGGTGTCGACGATGTGCTCGAGCAGGTGCGAGGAGAACACGGCGTCAACAGCCGCACTCTCGAAGTCGCCGAGGTCGGCGCAATCCTTGACCTTGAGATCGGGCTGGATCTGGATGCCGAACAGTTCGGTATCGACGCAGCTGTCCACGCCGACGACGTGCGGTAACACCTTGCGTGGACCGCACCCGAGATCGAGCACGGTGCCACGCAGGTACTGCACGACGTCCCAGACCACCTTGCGGGCTTCCTCGCCCTGCGGGTCATCCGGGCGCCAGGTCAAGCTGGCTCCTGCAGCTGGACGTCGAGCTGGGTGGCAGCGGCTTTCTTGCCCGCCTTGGCCGGGGCCGGCGCGGGGGCCGCATCAAGCGACACCCACGCCTTGCCGCCGGCGGTGAAGTAGACGCCGCCCTGCTCGAAGGCGCGGCCTTCGTTGTCGTTCACGACCTGGGCGTAGGGCTTGTTGCGATCGAGTTCGGGCATGCGCTTACTCCTTGAACGTGTGGGTCGTCTTGCCGAAGGTCGGGTCGGTGGCGTGGCACTGCTCCATCGGGTCGCTGCCGGTGCCGGACAGGCCGCCGAGGCGGTTGATGTCGTCGAGGCCGATGCCGCGGCCATCCAGTTCGGTCTTGACGCCGGTCATGCCGGTGCCGGTGCCACGATCGGGGACGGGCTTCCTGTCGCCCATGACGACGCCGGTGCCGTCGGGCTTGTAGTTCGATTCGGACATGCTGTTCTCCTTGGGGTGAGACGGATTAGCGCTCGTTGCCGCGGGGGCGGTGCGCGAAGCCGGGGCGCTCGGCGAAGATGTCGCCGACATAGTTCTCGCCGTCGTCGGCGTTCTGCGGCAGCCAGTGCGGGACCGTTTCCGGGTCCGGCTCCTTGCTGAACCCGCGGGCCAGGTCGGCCAGGCTCAGATCGTTGCCGGTGCCCGAGCCGCCGGTCAGGCTGGCGTTCGAGGATTTGAGCGGGCCGCTTTTATTCAGCTCGCTGTTTTCGATGGTCATGGAGACCTCCTGGTTACTGTGATCGTCACGTAAAAACGCCCGCCCCGCCGTGAGGTAGGGGCAGGCGTTCAGGGACGCTGCTTACGCAGCGCTGTCCCAGCGCACGATGCGGGCGTTGGCGGCCTGCGTCTGCACGATGCCGAAGCCACCCAGGTAGTACCACGCGATACCGCGCGAACGACCGTAGTCGCTCGGGATGGCGCCGCGCATTTCTTCCGGGATGACGATGCCTTCGGCGACGGTGTCGTTGCCGAAGAAGTACGCCCAGTTGGACTGGCCATTGGTCCAGGCCGCCTTGGCGATGTTGGTCTGCTCGACGAAGCGAACCGATTCGTAACGGCCGATTTCGCCGTTCAGGATCATCTGGAAGCCGGCGTCCACGTACTGGTGGACCGCTTCCAGGTCGTTCTTCACCTTGCGGAAGGTGGTCGGGTGCGCCAGCGAGATGTAGTCATCCCCGGTATACGGCGGGATGTTGCGTTCTTTCATCACATCGACGATGGCCTTGATGTGATCCTTGCCCAGCGCGACGTTGTTGGTGCCAGCGGCGGTGCCGTTGGTCGACAGCGTGACCGAGTTGGTCGAGGTGCCGCCGGTGGCGACCACGCGCAGCGGGGTCAGGCGGAACTGCGCTTCGGCGGCGATGTCGAACGCCTTCTTCGCATCGTTCTTGAGCACCTTGGCGATGATCTCCTTCACCGGCTGCTCGGACAGATCGTCCAGCTTGCTGGTGTAGGGGACCGAGTTACCCATTTCGGTAACGGTCATGGTGCCCTGAGTGATGACGAAGTTCGTCGTCGGCATGGCGGTGCCCTCGGTGAGGGTGGTGCCCTGCGTCACGACGTCGCTGTAGATGTTCCAGTGGAACGCCTCGCCGATGCCCTTGCCCTGGACAGCGGCGTCCTTGATGTCAGCGAACTGCAATCTGTTACTTGAAGGCCTGGCGGTGCACTGCCAGGCGGGCGGTCATTTCTGCCGCCTCTCCGTCTTTGCTGACGTTAGCTTATACGGAGTTCGGACTATCGCATCCCTGTTGCCAGGGCCTTCCCGCTTAGTCTCTCAGGCTGCACGGCCTTGCGGCCTGCTTGCCCCTTGTCGCCCCGCTACAGGGCTTCCAAGTCGATCAGGGAGGGTTTTAATTCCGCCAGCACTTAACGGAACTTGGTGAGGGGCTGCACGGACATGCGCAGCACTTTCGAGAGGTTGGGGGACCACATATAGCCCATGATGTTCGCACGGTGTCGCTACCACCGCGCCGCCGGTTCCCAGGCCGGCTGCTTACCGTTTCCGGCAAGATCAGATCATTTCATCGTCCGCGTGGGACGCCATGCACTTCGGGACCGCTTGGCCCCTACTCCCGCCTCCGGGATGATCGTTGAACGTTCCGGCTTGCGCCGGCTTCGCTGCAGATTGCCTTCGCCTTCACGCGGTCAGGGTTCCCTGCAATTCACACGGTTATCAGTCGCCGATTACTCGGCGACGGGGCAGTAAACTTTACCCAGGCTGTTCGTCAGCCAGACTTGACCTGCCATAATATTTCTCCTTAGATTGCAAAAATGATGGATTTGCGCCTGTCAGCCCGCGCGCGCCGCCCTCATGGCGGCGATGATCGAGGACGCATCCTCGGGCGTGGTTTCGGTGGGCGCGGTTTTGGTGTTGATCGACGTCACGTTGTCGATCGTTCGCTTCTGCTCCAGCTTTTGCGCTCGGGAGGACGTGGTCGGGGCAGGATCTTCGCGGCGGCCCGGTTCCTGTACGGCGCTCCATCCGAACTTGGTAGCGAGTTCCTTGCTGACGGTGTCCAGCGCGGCGAAGAAGTCGGTGCCTTCTTCTGCCTGCTTGCGCTGGATCTTGGCCAGGGCCAGGGCTTCGATGTCGGGGTCGGCGTACATCTCGGGATAGTCGTGACGGTTCTGCGTCAATACACTCTCTACGACGAGCTTCTGCTGCACGTTGTGCGTCACCGCCTGGGCGATCTGGTCGACGTCGAGGATGGGCGCAGCTGCTTGAGCCTGCTGCCGTCCAGCCAACATTTCGTCCAGTTTGGTGAGCGCACTTTCTTCATCACCCTCAAAGAGGGCCTTGAGGAAATCTTTGCGGGCGGCGACGGCGTCGACGTCCGCGGGATCGGGTTCGCGGGCCTGCTGGCCCTGCTGTTGCTGCAGCTGTTCCTGGTACTGCAGCATCTGCTGCTCGCGCAGCAGGCGTGCCGCCTCGGCTTCCTGGGCCTCGCGCAGGAGGCGCGTGGCTTCGGCCAGGCGTTTATCGGCGGCTGAATTCTTCTGGTACTGCCTGACGACCTCGTCGACCGGGACTTCGATCTCCTCGCCGTCGATCTTGACCTTGACCAGGGCCGGCGCGGCGGCGGATGCCGGGGCCGGTGCGGCGGCCGGGTCGTTCAGCTGGGCGTCCAGCTGGGAGGCAGCGGGTGCGGGTTCCGGCTCGGGCGCCGGTTCGTCCGGCAGCTGCCAGCCGTTCTGTGCGGCCATTTCGGCCTGGTGGCGCGCTTCGAGGGCTTCGAGGGCCTGTTCGCGCGCGGTCTTCTGCGGTGCTGCTTCTGCTGCGGTTTCTGCCGGTGCTGCGGCGACTTCATCGTTTTGCACGTCCGATTGGATAGCGCTCATTGATTACTCCTGGGTGATGCGCCCGCGGGCTGCGGGCGAAAAAAAACCCGCTTCGAGGGCGGGTCTGAAACTGGGCGTAAAAAAACCCGCTGCGTGAGCGGGTTTCAGGGGGAAGCGGCGGATCTAGTCGGGCCGGGGACCGTGGCGCGCTTCGAGCTGGCGGTTGTGCTCGAGGATCATGTCGCAGTAGCGGCGCAGCGCATCGACCGCGTACAGATCCGGCAGGCGAATCGCAAACAGGTCGTGCTGGCCCTGCATGACGGCCAGCGTTACTTCCTCGTCGGCGCCAAGGGAGTGCCAGCAGCGCAGCGCCACCTCGCCGCCGCCGACGCCGAAGCTCTCGCCCGGTGTGAAGATGGCTTCGAGCGCCCGGCTCAGGTCGGGGGAACGAATGCCGAACTCGTCCGGCCCGTCGTACTGGATCTGGCAGTGTCCGATCGTCAGCTCGTTCATGCCTGCGCTTCCTGCCTTTCCAGCGCAACCGCAGCGTCCTCGTCGAAGCCGCTGTTGTGGACCAGGATCATTTCGCAGTAGCGGCGCAGGGCGTCGACCTCGCACATGTCGCGCAGGTGGGCCGTCAGCACCTGGTTGCCGTCCTTCTGGATCGTGATGTACATGCCCTGGTCGGCGCCGACTTCGTGCTCCAGCTGCACGGTGCAGGGATGGAAAAATTCGTCTTCACGGCCCGGCTGCACGAACACGCCGGTCAGCGCTTGCGCCAGCTCCGGGAATGCGAGCGGGTCGTGTTTTTCGTCGCGCAGTTCCTGGAACATCGCGTCACACTGGGTCAGGATCATTTGGGTCACGGTTATTCTCCACAAGTTGTTGGGAGGATAATCTTGTGCCCGCCCGGCGGCTCGGTCAAGGCTAGACCTGCGGGTCTAGCCAAGTATTTTTACTTCGCTTTCCGTTTCTACCCATACGCGCGCTCCACAGGACAGCGGCTTGTCGGGGGAGTAGACGATGCGGGACGGCCCGAGGATCTCGACCTCGTAGGCGTAGGTATTCGATTTGTAGGTCTTGACGGTCAGGACCGGGGCCTGCTGGTCGGCCGGCTTGCCAGCGTTGGCGCGGATCTTGTGCTGGTTGACGTGCACGATCGTCTTCATTCGTCACCGAACAGGTAGAGGAACACCGGCGAACCTTCGCCGACCCAGCTGCCGGCGATGTTGAAGTCGAAGTGTTCCTGCGCCTCGTCCTCGTCCATGCCGTGGTGGTCCATCAGGACCTGCAGCACCTTCTCGACGTCGTAGGCGGCCACGCGCAGGTTGATGCGTTCGGCGATGCCGATCACGCAGGGGTCGAACAGGTCGCGCGGCTCCAAGAGCATCGCGTCGTCGCCGTCCAGGATCTCGTCGATGTCTTCGCTCAGCATCACTCGCCCTCCTGGCTTTGCAGCTCGGCCTCGGCGGCCTGGCCGGCGATCTTGGCTTCTTCCAGCCAGTCGGCCACCGAGTCGGCGCGCTGCACGACCAGCTGCAGGCCGCGGATCTGCTCGACGTCGGCGGCCGGCACGTAGGCCAGCGCCTCGAGCGCGGCCTCCCTCTCCTGTTCGGCGCGGCCCAGCAGGTACTGGCCGACCGGCCCCTCGATGAAGGCCGTCACGTCCAGGCCGAACTGCACCGTGTGCAGCAGCTGGCGCACCTCCGGGGGAAAGCGCGAGAAGTCGATTTCGATCATGCGGTGTAGTGCTCCACGAGTTTGTCGAAGTAGTCACGGCCCAGCTGCTCGACACAATCGGCCGGGATGATGTAGTCGCCGCCCTGCAGGCCGACCGGGGCCATGGCGGCCGGGTCGCCCGGGGCGCCTTGCGCCGGCTGGTGGAACTGCGCGACCAGCTGGTCGAAGAAGTCCTGGCCGATCGCGGCGACCACGGCCGCCGGGATCAGGTACTCGCCGCTCGACACCTGGGCCGGCTGCTGGCCGTCGATCAGGGCCGGGATCGCGTCGTCCGTCCCGCCGCCCGGTCCCTGGATCAGGCCGCCGTCGGCGTAGCCGGGCGCCTGCTGCTGGCGCTGCATCTTCTCGACGTACTCCGGGATCGAGTTGATCGAGGCGTCGAGCTTGGCGCGGTTGTCGCCGATGTAGCGCATGGCCTGCTGGGCGGCGCTGTGGATCGGCGCCTTGGCCAGCTTGTAGCCTGGCACCAGGCCGATCGCATCGAGCGCGGCGTCACCGTACTGGCCCTTGCGCACGTCGTTGGCCACGTCCAGCGCCGAGGTCACGGTGCCGGTGCCGGGCAGCATGTCCAGCGCCAGCTTGGTCTTCGGGTTCTCGTTCGACAGGCGCTCGTAGCCGGCCAGCGCGCGGCCTGGCAGGCTCGCCACCTGCTGCACGCCGTTGTTCATTGCGGTCGCCGCGCCGTTCCAGGCCTGCTGCACCGGGTTGAGCGGGTTGTTCGGGTCCACCAGGCCGCCGTCGGCATAGCCCTGGCCCTCGTTGCCGTCCGGGGCGCGCGGGCGCGCGGCGCCGCCCCAGGTCGGGTCCTGGCCGTCCAGGAAGCGGTCGCGCGCCTGGTCGCCGTAGCTGCTGCCCCACTGGCCGCCGGTCTTGTTCAGCGACTTGATGTGGTTGACGTAGCCGCTGATCTGGCCCAGCGCCTGGTGCCGCATCTGCTGGTTCGACGGGTCGTAGTTGCCGCCCAGGATGCCCATGTTGTATGCGGTCGACAGCAGCGCATCGCGGTCCTTGAAGCCGGTCAGCGCGTCGGCGCGGTCGAGGTTGGCGCCGGTGTAGCCGTACAGGTGGTCGGCGATGAAGCCGCCATCCGCGAACGCGGCGCGCGCGATCAGGCTGGCCCCGGCCGAATCGGGCCGGGTGGTCTCGATGCCGGCTCTAGCGCCGGTCCCGGCGGTCGGCGGCATCGGCGGCAGCGGCATGTTGGTGGTCGACGCGCCCTGCCCCGGCATGAAGCCGATGCCGGTACGGCGGTTCTTCACAGCCTCGATCCCGAGGCCGGCGGCTGGGCCGCCCGGCTGCGGGAAGTTCGGGTCGATGCCGCTCGGGGTCGGCGGGCGGTAGCCGGCGGCCTTCATCAGCTCGTCGGCGATCGGCGCCACGCCCGGCACCGCGGCGATGACCTCGGCGGTCTGCATCGCCGAGAACTGGGCTTCGGAACCCTTCTTGACCGCATCGGCCGCCGTGACCTTGTCTTTCACACTCAGGCTGGCCACCTCGGCGTCGATCTTGCGGATCTGCGCGGCGATCAGGGCCGGATCGACCTTCTGCGCCAGCTGCTGCTGCAACTGGTTGACCTGGTCCTGCAGCTGCTTGATGCGCGGGTCGGCGCCGTCGAAGTTGAAGAAGCGGGCGCCGTCCTTGTAGCCGAGCTTGCCGAACAGCTCCTTGACGATCTCCTCGACGTTCATGCCCAGCTGCACCAGGCCCTCGTTGGCCAGCATGTTGCCCAGCGCGGTCATGCCGTCGACGAACTGGCGCACCTGGTCGGCCGGGTTCACGGCGCCCATCCCGACATTCACATTCAGCGTGAACTCGTGCATCAGCATGTCGTCCGTGACCTGGTCCATGCCGAAGCGCTGGTTCAGCTGCGCACTCTTGCCGCACAGCGCGATCAGGGCGTCGTCGGTCTCGTAATACTGTTCCAGCAGCACGATCTGGCGCAGGACCGGCTCGACCCAGGTCTCGACGAAGGTGCGCAGCTGGTAGCCCGAGACCTGGTTGGCGCCGGCGTCCAGCATCTGCATGCCGCCCACGGTCTCGTTCAGCTTGCGGTTGCTCTGGACCGACGACCCCGAAAAGGTGCCGGCGACGTCATCAAAATCCAGGTTCAGGACTTCCTGTTCCTTGTAGGAGGAGCCGGTGACGTCGTTGAACTCGACGACCTTGACGTCGTCGATGTCCTGCACCAGGGTCACGCTGCCCGGCACGTTGCGGGTGACGGAGCGCAGGTCGACCTGCTTGTTGCGGCGCGCGAAATAGCGCTTGTTCATCGCCAGCTTGACGTTGTCGATGCGCTGGTTGGCCACTTCGTTGATCTCGGCCTGCACGTCCTTGGTGAGCCTGGGCACCGAGGACGGATACAGCTTGTGGGTTTCCAGCACGGCGGCGCCGATCACGTACGGGCGGCGGCCGTGGAAGTAGACCTCCTCGAGCGGGACCGGGTCCGACAGCAGGTGTTCGCAGCCGAGGGTGTAGTAGCAGTAGTCGACGCCGTCGACCTCGACCACGTTCTTGTGCACCCACACGACATTGAAATTGCCGTTGGCCTGCTGCTGGTACTTGGAGTCCGGGCGCGGGGCTTCGCGCTGCAGGCGGATGGTGTCGCCGTAGGTCTTGGTCGCGCCCTGGATCTGCGAGTCCGACAGCTGTCGCCACCTCGGTTCGCCGGTCTTCGGGTCGACGCGGGTCATGCGGGCCTTGACGTCCTTGACGTACATCGGGATCAGCTCGATCACGTACGGGCTTGTGCCGATCGGGTCGGTCCAGTCGGCGCCCGGGTCGATGCGCAGGTTCTCGATCGGGATCAGGCGGATCGCCGGGCGGTCGATCTTCTTCTTCTCGTCGTACTGCCAATACTGGTACGACGCCACCACGCCGACGGTCTGCGCGTCCTGGTAGGCGCCCACGAGGGTCAGGAACCAGGGGATCGACTTGGTCAGGCGGTGCTGCAGCAGCTCGCCCATCACGGCGGCGCTGGCCATCTGCGCGGGATCGTCCTCGTCCTGGGCCGTCACCTTGACGACGTCATTGCTGGCAAAAAACGCCTGTGCTGCGGCCGCCTCGTTCTTGCGGATGGTCGTGCGCGTTTTCGGCCGGAACAGTTTACTTCTACCCTTGTTGGCGTCGGCCAGGTACTTGCTGCCGCTGGGGTGCTGGCCCTGGAACTGGCGCAAATCGCCCTCGATCTGTGCGCGCACGGAGCTGTCGAACCAGTTGGTCGAGGCCGAGTAGGCGTCACGCGCCAGGGCGACCCAGTCGGGCGTGCTTTGCGCCGGCGCGGCGGTGTTGGTCTGGTCGTCCATGGGGCCTCGTTAGCGGTCGAACACGAAGTCGCCGGCGAAGTTGGTCGCCAGCTGGGTGTACTGCGATTCGTTGAACTGGCCCCGGGACAGGCGGAAGCGCTCGAGGATCTCGCCGCCGGCGCGGATCACGTCCTTCCTGAACTCGGACGCCGAGTAGATGTCCACGAGTTTCAGGCGGTAGCCCCACTGGCCGGACAGCATCAGGTCGTGGATGTTGGCCACGCCGTTCGGGCCGTCGACGTTGATCGCCCACAGGTGGCCCGGGTAGTGGCTGTGCAGCGTGTCGGCGATCTCCTTGGCGAGGATCATGTCGTGCGCGCTGGTCGCCATGGCGCTGTCGTCCAGGCCGACGAGGATTTTGCTCATGGGGGGTGTCCTAAAGGGTCAGTCGTCGTAGAAATCCGGCTCGGTCTCGCTCTGGATCAGGCGAGCCTTCTCGTAGTCGGACAGCCACTGGTATTGCTGGAAGGAGTACAGGGCGCGGATGGAGTCGGGCAGCGCCTGGTACTCGCGGTAGACCAGGCTCGATTCGTTCATGGCTTCCATCTACACCACCGTGATCGTGTGGTTCAGGGCGTTGTAGCCGGTCGCCGCTTCCCACAGGCCGGTGTTGGCCAGCCGGATCGCGTAGGCCGGGTTCGCGGCGAGGGTGGCATCCGCATCCGGCAGCGCCAGGAACAAGGCGTAGCTGCCCGCCGCCATCCCGGCCGGCAGGAGCAAGGTCTCGTTCACGTCCGTGGTCGTGCCGGCCAGCCAGGTCCGGGGGTCGGTGCCCAAGGCCAGGCGCGTCTCGGCGCCCGTCGTCGTGTTGCGCAGCACGAGGTAGACGGTGCGGCCGGAGACCGGGGCGGCGAACCCGCTGTTGTTGACCGAGAACGCCACATTGATGCTGGTGCCGCGGGTGCCGACGGTGGGGTAGCTGCCGGTCGTGAGGGCCAGGCGGTAGCCGAGGCGCTTGCTGATCGTCGCGTAGTCGCCGCTGTCCTTCCACGACTGGATGACGAGATCCTGGTAGCCGGAATTGATGAAGGTCCAGTGGAACCGGGTCATCTCGGCGATGGCCGTCGCGCCGCTGGATCTCGGCTCGTTGTAGGTGCAGGTCTCGCCGCCCATCGGCACATAGAGGGTGTCGGCGGCCAGGAAGGCTTCTTCGGTCGGCTGGTCGTAGTAGGTGCCGGAATCGTCCGGGCCGGACAGGAAACAGTCGTTGAAGTGGCCGACGCGGGAGCGCGCGCTGCCGTCGAACGCGGTGCTGCTGGAGACCGGCGTGTTGCCGGTGTTGTACATCTTGATCCACGGCTGGCGCACCTGCACCCAGCGGTGCGCCGGCATCACGGCCAGGGCCTTGTCGACCACGGCCTTGCGCAGCTGGCGGTTGGCGTCGGACAGGTTCGGCGGCCACGAGTCGGCGCCGAAGTTGTTGGACCCCTGGAATTCGCCCCAGCGTCCCACGAAGCCGGCCTGCATGCCGAAGATCACGTCGTCGTTGGCGGAGAGATATGGCGCCAGCTGGTCGAGGTGGCCCTGGATGCGGGTGAGCGTGGCGTCGGCGGTGTCGGTCGAGGTGTAGGCGAACCGGAGGATCGCCTTCATGCCGAGCGAACGGATCGAGTCGAGGTGCGACTGGAAGGCGTTCAGGAACGTGGCATCCAGCGCGGCGGTCTTGTACGAGGACAGGTAGGCCTGGTACAGCACCAGGCTCATGTTCTGGGCCTTGTACTGGTTCAGGTTCGCTGCCGAAAAATCGCCGGTGTGCAGCAGGTGGACATACAGGCCGCGTTCCGGGTTGGCAAAATCGGCGGTGCTGGCGGTGTAGGTCACGCTGCTGCCGGCGCTGCTGGCGACGATGGCGGCCTGGACACTCTGGGCCTGCTTCGTCATCGCCAGGCCGCTGCTCGATTTCGCCACGGCGGCCTGGGCGCGCTGGCCCTGCTTCGTCGTGACGTTCGACAGGTTCTCGTAGCTGCCCAGCAGCGCGGCGCGCTGGCCCTGCGTCGTCGCGGCGCTGGCGCTGATGCCGGTGCCGCCCAGCAGGGCTGCACGCTGCGCCTGGCGGGTGCTGGCGGTGCTCGGGGTGGCCGTGATCGCCAGCGCGCCGGTCGACGACTGGCGGTGGTTCGTCTTGACGGTGAGATCCAGCAGCGGGGCCTTGGCGGTCTGCGCGAGGCGCGGCACCACGGCGAACTGCGCGCCGTAGCCGTAGTTCGGTTTCGTCGGGCGCGACTGGAACTTGTTCCAGGCGGTCAGGCCGCCCGGATAGCCCGCGTCGACCGTGAAGGCCAGCGCCGGCTGGTAGTCGGCCGCGAAGCCGACCGTGGAGTCCGGGTAGCCGTCGATGTCGCCCGGCAGCAGCGGCGAGCCGGCGGTGGCGAGGCGCTGCGGCGAGTCGCAGGGGTACTGCGCCTGGCTGGCCGGGATCGTGAACTGCCAGCACTGGGCCAGCGTCGGGAACATCGGCGCGGACGAGGTGGTCTTGACGCCCAGCGAGTAGGCGCAGGAATCCTGCACGCAGATCGCCGGGTCGAGCATGCGGCCGACCTGGAATTTCGCTTTCCAGTCCAGCAGGCGCTTGGCCTCGCTGTTCCCCAGCAGCTCGACGCCGTGGCCGATCGACATGGTGAAGAAGTCGTCCTGCCAGCAGGCCAGGCCGTTGGCGCTGCCGCCGTTGATGTTGTAGGCCAGCGCCTGATCCTCGATCACGCCCAGCGGGTTGCTGTTGCCGTCGACGTACTTGGCGACGTACCAGGCGATGTTGTCGGCGTAGCAGGTGGTGAAATGCGACTTCAGGTAGTGGTCGTCCGGCGTGATCGCGGCGGCCTGCGCGATCGTGCGCATGCTCCATGCCTGGCCGCGCACCTGGTCGGGGTGGACCAGCGACTTGCCGAACTCCCTGTAGTACGGGTTCCCGAAGTACATGTCGTAGGTGGCGAAGAACTGCAACTGCTCCAGATAGAAGTAGTCGCCGCTCAAGAGGTACGGCAGGTAGCAGATGCCCGGCTGGTGCGCGCAATCGACCACGCCCTGCGTGACGGTGGTCAGGTCGGGCAGCTTCTCGTTCTTGCCGGTGGCCGGGTTGAGCGCATCGCCGGGGTTGCCGAGGATGCAGGCGTACGGGAAGTTCCTGGTCGACAGCGGCAGGCCGCGGCCCGGCCCGCTGCTGTCGTCGCGCCGGCAGATCGGCCAGGAACCGGCAATGTCGCCGGCCGCCAGCACGATCGCCTTGGCGCGGCGGTCCATGGTGAGGATCGCGGCGACGTGGGTGTCCGGCATGATGCCGATGTCGCTGCGCCCGCCGGTGGTCGGCATGTACGGCGTGAAGCGGCCGAACTTCATCGGCTCGTAGGTGCCGCCGGTGAGCCAGGTGTCGTAGCTGGCCAGCTCGCTTTCGGGGAAGGTGATGCTCTGGTCGTAGTTCGGGACCAGTTTCGACGCGATCAGGTAGGCGGTGTCGTGGCGGACGTGCAGGGTCGGCGCTTGCCCGATCCAGAACGTCTTCTTCCAGCGCCCGGTCGGCGTGTGGGTCAGCCCCGTCTTGCTGTAATAGGTGGTCGCACCGGCCTTGAGCGTGACGTCGTAGGTGATGTCGGTCGTCGACAGGTAGGCCTTGGTGTGCTCGACGGTGGCGTCGACGCGGACCTGGCCGCTGCTGAACACGCGCACCGAGAACTGGGCGGTCAGGGTCGGGTGCGGGCCGGCAGCGCCGACGAACGGCACGTTGAAGATGAAGTCCGAGGCGACCGGGCCGGCGAGCCAGGTGTCGTAGGCGGCGCCGGCGCAGCTGGCGGTCCAGGTGGCGCCGGCGATGACGAGCTGGGCGACCGGCAGCGTGGCCGGCATGGCGACCGCAGGCAGGCCCGGGGGAGAAGCGGCGCGGCGGATCGACAGCGTCTGCGAGCTGGATGCGGCCAGACTCGGCATCACGCCGCACAGGATCGCGTGGCGCACCGAGCCGTCCGCGTGTTTCGCCTTGACGGTGAACTGGGCCGGGACGCTGGTGCCGTCCGGCTGCACCAGGGCGACGTTCGCGCCCGCACTTGGGAGGTGGCCCGAGGCGAACGCATGGCCGAGGTAGAACGGCGCGTTGGTGACAGGCGTGGCGGCGGTGTTCTCGATCTTGAGCGTGGTGATCTCGCTGCCGAGCGGGATCGGGTCCTCGCTGCCCGGCAGCTTGCCGTCGATTCCCATCACGCTTGCTGCGTACTGGGCCTGGCGGGTGGTCACGGCGCCGGCGATCGGCGGGTTGGCGCCGTTGAGGGCGATGCCGACCTGGGTCTTCTGCGCCTGGCGGCTGGTCGCGGTGCTGTTGGTCGCCAGGTTCTCGCTGGTGATCGTGACCTGCAAGGCGCTGTGCTGGCGCTGGCGGGTCGCCACGTCGGCGTCCAGCTGCGGATCGACACCATCGACACCGAACACGGCGGCGACCAGCTGGGCCTGCATGGACGCGGCGCTGGCGTCGGTGACGATGTTCTCGCTGGTGACGGCGGCGTCGGCGGCCACGAACTGCACCTGGCGGGTGACGACGGAAAGCGTCAGTTCCGGCGGCAGGTCGTCGCGCGGCGCGTACAGGGTCGAGTTGACGTCGGTGACGAAGGTGCGGCCGCCGAACCCATAGGCGAGCACCGGCCGCGCATCGAAGTTGGCGGCGGGATCGGCCATCCCGACTTCCTCCGACCACAGGCGGGTCGAGAAGCTCGGAATGGTGGGATCGTTACTCATCTAGGTCCTCTGGAATGGGCAGCGGCTTGGGTGGCGGCGACTTGGGCGGCAGGCTGTCCAGCCAGGCCACGAAGTCCGGCGACGGCTCGAACGGCGCGGGTGGGAACGCGCCGTCCGCCATCACATCCCCCTGCCCTTGTGCTTGGCGTGGGCCGGGATTTGGTTGGCCTGGTTGTGGGTGTCGGTGCGGACCACGCCTCTAGCGGTCGGCACGCTCGGCACCTGGCGGCTGGTCTTCGGCACTGGCGGACGCGCCATCGGCGACGGCGCGGCGCTTGGTGCCGGGACGGCAGCCGGACGGGCAGCCTTCGGCGGCAGCGGCGGCGGGTTCATGGACGGCACTTGTTCCGGCTTGGCGACAGGCTTGACGAACTTCTTCATGGGAGGTCTCCGAAAGTCTTGACAGGTGGTAACGAACCGCGACAAACTGGCGCGATGGATATCCAAAAAGAAACGGAACGGGCCGAAGTCCTGCTGCCGGCCCAGCTCGACGACGATGTGCTGCGCTACGTGATGGAGTGCGCGCACCTGAACAACCCGGACGGCGCGCGCCTGGTGAAGTCGATCCACCTTTTCATGCACGAGGCGCTGCGCACCAGGCCACCCGAGCCGCAGTACCACGCCACGCTGCGCGGCATGGCCGATTGCATGGACATGGTCTGGCGGGAGCTGATCGAGGCCGGGGTGATCGACCAGAAGGTGGCGCCGATGTTCGTGGCCGAGGCGGTGCTGGCCCGGCTGGATGGTCTGCGCAACGAAATGCTCGTCGTGCAACGTCGCCTCGCCGGCGAGACCCTGCGCGCCGGTCTGGCCGAGGCGCGCGCCGCGTCGAAGTCGAAGGAGTGCATCGAGCTGCGCGAGCGCATGGCGGCAAGGCCGGCGATCCCGGCCACGCCGGAGCAGGCCATCGCCTTCATCGGCAACCAGTGCGAGGTGCGCGAGGATGCGGTGCCGCTGGACCGGACCCGCTTCCAGCTCACCGTCCACGATCTGCTGTCTGCGTTCCGCTGGTGGTTCCACGATGACGTGGCTGACGGCGCGATCTACGAGGCGGTGTCGCGCCGTGCCGATCCGGCAGCGCATGATGCGGCCGTCGCCGAGTCCATGGCCGTGCTGTCTAATTCCGCCGAATTCGACGGAATTAGAATGCCTACAGGCCGGGACCAAACCGCTGTTCCGGTGGCGACCGGAGCCGTTGAAACCCGCATGGATACTGGCTTCCAGCCTCTGCCAGAGGGTGGGCCTAATTCCCCCGAATTCGAGGGAATTAACAAAGCCGTGACTGTCACGGAAAAGGGGCCGTGGCAGGCCGAGGAAATCGCGCAACGGCTGCCCCCGCCCCGCGCTACGGTCGCTGCGGTGACGGCCGAGCTTCTGGCCGCCGGCAACGCGGTGGTCGAGCACTGGCACTCGCGCGACTGGAAAAAGCCGCCTACTGCGGATGTCATCGCCCGGCTGACGAGGGCGGTAGGCCGGGTCAAACGTGGCCGTGAGCTGTACACCTGCGTCGACAAGGGCGGCGAATACGAACTGGTTGGCGAGGCGAAGGGCGCCGGGACGTTGAAGACTTATTCGGGCTTGATCGTCTACCAGGACAGCATGACCGGGCAGATGTACTGCCGTTCGATGACGGACTTCGACAAGCGCATGCAGCGCATCAAGGAGACGCTGTGAACGTATTGTTTTTTGACATCGACGGCGTCGTGAATTCCGAGCGCAGCAGCCTGGGGCTGGGCGGCTACCCGCACAGCTTCGCCGAGACCGACATGCCCAAGTTCGACCACGTCGCCGTGGGCCTGATCCGCAGGCTGTGCCGCGTGACCAAGACGCAGATCGTGCTGTCGTCCACCTGGCGCATGTACCACACGCCGGGGCAGGTATCCGAGGCGCTGGACCTGCCGGTGATCGACAGGACGGCGGACCACGGCAGCTACGACACGCGGGGCAGCGAGATCGCGGCCTGGCTCGCCGAGCATCCCGAGGTCGAGGCCTACGCGATCGTCGACGACGTGCCGGTCTGCGACGGGCATCCCGACCTGCAGGCGCGCTTCGTGCAGACCAACCCGATGACCGGCCTGTCTCTCGACGACTATCGCCAGCTGCGCCACCTGCTCGCCCCGGAGTGCTACGAATGAACTACGCTGATCACCTGCCCAATGGCTGGGCCAAAATCGCACAACAACTGCAAGAGCGGCTGGAACCGTTCGTGGCTGCAGGAGGGCGTGTCTTGCAGGTCAAGGAAAAGTTCGGCGGCCTGCGCGTCTACACCGTAGGCCACGATGTGCCCGACCTGGACGACCTGTACGAGGCCGCCGAACAGACCTGCGTGGAGTGCGGCGCACCAGGCACCATGAGCACCCGGCACGGCTGGGTCAGCCCCCGCTGCGAGGAGCACACATGACGAGCCGCGCCATCGACGCCCACTACGACGCCGACTACGTGCTGACCGACGCCGACCGCGAGCGCGGCGCGGTGAAGATCGACCCGTACTTCGTGGCGCTGCAGTGGAGGACCGGGACCAGGGACCCGTCGGGCGTCCTGTTCCACCTGCTCAAGACCATCGCCCGCTTCGGCGAGAAGAACAGCCGGGAGCGCGAGATCCGCGCCCTGTACAAGAGCCTGCTGCGCCTCGCTGCACTGGAAGGCGTGGAGCTGGATCATGAGTGACCACGACTACCAGCGCGCCGTCATCGGGATGGGCGAGATCCTGACCGGCGTGGTCAATGCCTGCCGGGGCGAGCCGCCCGAGGACTGTTCCTGGTCGACGCATGACGCTGCGGAGCTGGCCGGCAAGGCCGCGGCCGTGGCCAACGCGGCGCTGGCGGTCTACGGCCCTGATTCCGGTGACGCCGAGTCGGAGGCGTTCGTCCGCGCCCTGTACGACTGGCGTCTCGTGGTCGAGGACACCATCAGGCAGCGCGCCGAGCTGGACGAGCTGCGCGAGAACCAGGGGAGACTGGAACCATGACCAATCCGACCGCTCGCGCCCTTGCGACCGCTGCCATGGGCGGCAGCGCCGCACTCATTTCATTCGCCGCACCATCTGTCGCCATCATGGCCGTCATCGGCCTGGTGCTTGGCGTCTATTTCATCTGGGAGGGAGCATGACCGACACCAACGAGAACATCCAGTTCGACCCCGAGAAGATCGCCAAGCTGCAACCGTGGAAGGCGTCCGACTACCTGAACACCGACGAGGAGATCGCGGCCTACCTGGAAGCCGTGCTGGACGAGCCGGACGGCGATCCCGAGAAAGAGGTGCTGATGCTGTGCAGCGTGCTGCGCGACGTGATCGCCGCACTCAGGAAGCGCCAGGCATGAAGCCCGACGAACCGATCCTGAAGGAGGGCGACGTCGTCCAGCTCTCGCCGCGCGTCGGCAACCCGATGTTCGCCTGCTGCATGATGACCGTCACCGAACCCAAGGCCTGGGGAGCGCAGGGCTACGTCCAGATGACCGGCGAGCACGGCCAGCCCGGCGGGCAGGCGTTCTACCGCGCCAAGTGGGACGAGATGGAGTACGTCGGCCAGTGTGTGTGGATACGGGGCCGCGGCGACGAGGACGAGGTCGGGCAGTGAGCGATCCGACCCTGGTCTACGTGCCCAGCGGTCTGCCGCGCCGTTACTGCACCGAGGACAGCCCCATGCAGATGCCGGACAAGGACGCCTACCAGTGGGGGCATCCTGACGCCGGCCGCATCCGCGCCTTCTTCAACCTTGCCATCTACCAGTGCCCGCACTGCGGGCTGACCTTCCACGCACCGGAGAGACCACAATGAGCAAGCCCATGCAGCGCGCAGTACCCTATATCCCGTTCCTCGAGTTCCTGGCCGAGGCGGGCTGCGAGTCCGACGAGGATCTGGTCGAGCTGATGGACGGCATCGCCGACACGCTCGGCGACATGTTCGGCTTCCAGAGCGACCGCTACGAAGCGGTGGAACGCTTCGTCACCCGCCTGCAGGCAGCTGCGGATGCGGCAGCGCTGAGCCAGTCCATGGCGAAGAACTGACCCACTGCACGCCGAACCGAGGAATCGAGCATGAACACCTGGAACTACCGCGTCGTCCGCTCGACCCTGATCCATCAGGGCGTTCGCTACGAGTCCTACGCCGTCCATGAAGCGTACTACGACACGCCGCTCGAATCGCCGCACTCGATCATGGAACGCCCGGTGACGACCAGCTTCGACAGCGTGGACGATCTGCGCAGCGGCCTGACGAAGATGCTGGCCAGCCTGGACAAGCCGACCCTGAACTACGAGGACTTCTGAGCATGGCCCGACTGACCGCCGACCAGCTCGACGACCTGACCGACCGCTGGCATGCCGGCGAAGGTGAGGGCCAGTCGCTGCGGGAGTTCCTGGGCATGTCCCGGATCGAGTACGCCGTCTACGTCCTGCACGGCATCGCGCCGGGGTCCAGGGTCCTGAGCCGCAACCTGCGGGAGGGGCAGTTCATGGGCCGATCCTCGGGCAAGGCGGTGCGGCACTGGGCACCGTTCCTTCCGACACCGCAGGCACCGTTCGCTCGGGCCTTCCACCGGGGCCAGCTTGCGCGGCAGGATGCGCGGCAGCGTGGCGTCGAGCTGGAAGTGACCCGCATGGCAGACCAGCAGGGGGCGTCATGACTAGCCGCCGGCAGCGTGACGGCTGGTACGTTGGTGCTGTGTGTGGTCGGCATGTCCGTCGCCGTACCTTGCTGCCTGCCCTGATGCTCGGCGACACCGAGTTGTTCCCCGAGTCGGTGCCGATGGTGGACAACGGGATCGCTTGGCTGACGCTGGTGCAGCGCGGCGTCACCCTGCTCCCGATCCCGAGACGCTTCCGCTACCGGACCAAGACCATGCAGTGCGAGGTGCGGGTCGAGGTGGCGGACGACTGACGTAGAAACGCCCCCAGCACTTAGCAAGCACCGGAGGCGTTGATCGCCCCCACCACCTACGGCAATGAGAGCGCCCCGAACGGGGTCCAGTGTAACCCGGTCACGCTGTCCCATCAAGGTAGCGGTACAGGGCGGTCCTGCTGATGCCGTACTCCCTGGCCAGCGAGGACTTGCAGATCGCCGGATCGGCAGCGCGTAGCCGCAGCTCCTGCGCCTGGGCACCGTTCAGGGTCGGCTTCCTGCCCTTGTACACGCCCTTTTGCTTCGCCAGGGCGATCCCCTCGGCCTGCCGCTCACGGATCAAGGCCCGCTCGAACTGCGCCATTGCGCCCAGCATCGTCAGCAGCAGCATGTTCATGGGGCTGGCCTCGCCCGAGAAGGTGAGGGCCTGCTTGGTGAACACCACCGTGATGCCGTCCTGGGTCAGACGCTCGACCAACTGCAGGAGATCCACCGTGTTCCTGGCCAGCCGGTCCATCGAGTGCACGTAGAGCGTGTCGCCTTCGCGGATGTAGTCGAGCATGGCCTTGAGTGCGGGCCGGTTGGTGTTGCAGCCGCTGCACTTGTCCTCGAAGGTCTTGTCCAGCTCGATCCCGTCCAGCTGGCGCTCGGTGTTCTGGTCCACGCTCGACACGCGGACATAGCCGATGGTCTTGCCCTTGTTCATGGCCTGCTCCTCTCAACGGTGATGTGTACCGTTTGAGACTAGACCATTGGGCGTATATGTCAAGGTGACTCGTGCACCCACCCTATTGATACGGATCTGACTGGTGCTCGACCGTGTCCGTATGGGTCTACCCTATCTGAGCAGGCCCCAGCGCCGCAGGTGATCCAGCTTGGCCCTGGCCAGCCTGAGCCGGCGGGCCACCACCTCGCGGGCCGCTTCCAGCTCGACGGCGGTCACGGCCACCTCGACGCTGTGGATGCCACGCACCATGCGGTAGTAGACCAGACGCCCATCCTGGCGCTTCTCGTTGCGGATCTCCATGCTCACACCCCGTCGGCGTAGGTCTCGGGTTCCAGCGCCCGCTCGTCGATGATGATCGGCGGCACCGGCGACATGTCGTAGATCCGGCTCACCGCGTCGATCAGGTCCTTCTTCGAGCTGAACGGGTAGGTCAGGTATTCTTCGAGGAAACCTTTGTTGAGGCTGTAGATGTTCCCCTCGTGATCCCTGCGCTGCACCGGCTTGAAGATGCGGAAGCCCTGGCCCTGTTCCCTGATGCGCTTCTGGTTGGCGGTCTCGCCCGTCACCACGGCGGCCATATAGAAGCGGCGGCTGATGAAGTCGGGCTGCAGCCTCTGGACCCTGTCGTCCTTGGCCTGGGCACCGTCGCTGGTCCAGTTCAGTTCGAGGATCTCGAAGGCGTCCTTGTCGCGGGTCATCTGCTCCTCGAAATATTCGAGGTCCGCCTGCATCCCGTAACGCTCATAGCCGAGGTAGACGGCCTGCACGCCCGGCTGGGCCATCCAGTACCGGCGCAGGCCTTTCAGGGCCTCCCAGCGCTCTCTGAGGCCCATCTTGTGGCGGTAGCCGTCCAGCAGGTACTTGTTGCCGCCGCTGTCGATCCCGACCACGGCCATCGCGGTGTTATCGGACCCCTTCTTCTTGCTGTGCGCCGGGTCGCACATGATGTAGACGTTGAGCGTGGCCGGGCGGATGTCCAGGAACGAGAGCCATTCCTTCTTGAACATCGCCTCATTGCCCGCTGCCGGGTTCATCAATTGCTGACACGCAATCGTGGCCGGCCCCTGCGCGAGCTTCTTGTCGGTCCAGGCCTGCTGGGTCAGGAACACAGGGCGCCCGTCGGGGGTGCCGTCATGCGTGGCCGGGTACAGGCGCACCTTGAGGATCTTGCGGTCGATGATCTCCTGGTAGGTGTCCATGTAGCTGTAGCGGGTGCCGACGTGCCATGCCCGGATGCGCCCGTCCTCGCCGCGTGCGCCCAGGTTGTCCGAGAGTTCCCAGGCCGTGGTCGTCTTGTTGACCTGATCCGGGGTGCTGACGGACTCGCGCGTGACCACGTCATCGTAGACGCGCAGCAGAAAGTGCGCGCCGGTCGGCTGGCCGTCCACCAGGCCGTGCGCCTCGACCGTGGCCTCCTTCGGGTTGCTCTTGCGCTTGACCACGATGCCCTTCTCCTCGCTCCACTTGGGCGACTGGCCGCGTGGATCGCTGTAGAAGATGTCGGGGTAGACGCTTTGCAGGTCGCGGTTCGCTTCCAGCTCCTGCTTGATCTGCAACAGGAACTTGCGGGCCACCGGCTTGGTGTGCGAGAAGATGCCGACCGTGACTTCCGGGTTCTGGATGATCTCGTGGATGATGCCCGCGAAGGTGATGACGGTCGATTTGTAGTGCTCGCGCGCCCACAGGTCCAGGCACCCATCGGGTTCGGCCTCGACCTCGCGGCAGCGCGCGTAGATCCACGGATGGATCGCATCGAGCCGGTGCAGCAGGCGGGTCAACAGATAGAACCTGTCATGCCTGCCCAGCCATGCCTTGCCCTCGATGCCGTAGCGCGTCTCGACCAGCTCCCACAGGTCCGCCACCGCGTCAAACGGGGCGCTGTGCAGCGTGTCGCGGAACTCGTCAGGCAGGGTCAGCATCGGGCGCTGGCGCTCCTACGGGCTGTTGCAGGCGCTTCTTGAAGGCGGCGCGCAGTTCGGCGAAGCCGTCCGACACTTCGACCGTCACGTTGGTGTCGCCCTCGCCCGGATCGTCCAGCTCGCGGATCTTCCTGATCGTCTCCACCGCGATCTTGTTGGCCTCGACGATGGTCTTGACATCCTTGGGGTGATCGACGCTGTCCACCATCGTGAGCAGCTTGCCCATGCTCTTGCGCGCCACAGCCAGGCCGGTGTTCATGTCCTGTACGTCCTGGGTGGCCTCATCCAGTTGGATTTGACGAACCGCTTCGTCATTCGTCAGGTCGTTCGTCACGGCCTCGTCAGTCAGTGACATGCCTGCCATTGCTTCCCGGACAAGTTCCCGCTTAACATCACTGCTCCCCTTGATCCAGCCTTCCCGCTTGGCATAGCGGCGCAAGGTCGGTTCGGGGATGCCGTGCTTGGTGGCCAGCGCATTGATGCTGTACCCACCTGCCGCGTAGTCGAGCGCCGCAGCACTGAAATCGTATTGAGTGGTCATGAGCTGTGTCCTTTGTGCATGTGTGACGGCATGCGCAATTGTGCGCCACTATGTAGCATCATGCTATATACTATTTGTATGGGCCTGTGCGCCTACCTGTCCTCAAGTTACTCAACCATATCGAAAGGGTCAGATCGTGAAACACAAGGTGAAGAAGTTAGATGATGGTGACTTTGAATATCGCGGTGTCGAATTCACCCGCGTTGATCGCTTGCGCGGGTATAGCGATCACTACCGCACCTGCCGCAAGGTCAACGGTGTGCCGGTCGTTGCCGCGACCCGCCGCGAACTGCTGGCTGCGATAGACCGCAACCTCGATGGCGAGGGGGCCTTATGAAAAAGGCTTCCGTCTTCATTTGTGCGCGCTGCGGCCTCCCGGTCACAGCATGGCGCGACGGCTGGAAGCACTGCGCGAACAGGCACGGCGCATCGTGCGGGAAGCCTCCACACGTCATCCGGCGTGATGACCCGCGTGATGACTCCACCGAGGCGGCGCTTGCCGCTGCCCTAGGCCGGACCAACAAGCAACCCTAAGCGCCGCCCCAGCGGGCTTTGTATGGAAAGGAGCTACCGATGAGCAAGACCAACGTAGTCGCGTTCCCCGAGGCGCAGCCGCGCCAGGACACCCGCCGGCAGCGCGAGGATGCGACCATCCGCCGCGCCCTGTGCATCCTGTCGAACCGCATGCGCCAGCCCGGCCCGGCGATCAACAGCCCTGCCACGGCGCGCAGCTATGTGCGCCTGTACGCGGGTGAGCTGGAACATGAAGTCTTCTTGGTGCTGTTCCTCGACGCGAAGCACTGCCTGATCGCGCGTGAGGAGATGTTCCGGGGCACCCTGGTCCAGACCAGCGTCTACCCGCGCGAGGTCGTCAAGGCGGCGCTGGCCCATAACGCGGCGGCGGTCGTGCTGGCCCATAACCATCCATCGGGCAGGCCTGAGCCAAGCGAGGCCGACAAGTTGCTCACCCGCGCGCTGTCGCAGGCCCTGGCCCTGATCGACGTGCGCGTGCTGGACCACATCATCGTCACCGCTTCCGACTCGTATTCTTTTGCCGACCACGGCCTCATCTGAAAGGAGATCGTCATGCTACAGAAACCGCTTGTCGCCGCCCTACGCGACATCATCAGCAGTTCCGACGCCAACGACGGCGATTCGCTCGCCGAAGCGATCCAGCAGGCCCGCAAGCTGGTCGAGAACCCGCCAGCCTACGACACCGATCAGGCAATACTCGACAACTTCATCAGCGCCCTGGCCGATCTCGGCTTTGGTGACGACGACGCGCCGGTCAACGGCGGCGATTGCGTGGACGCGATCTGCGAGTATTGGGACCGGCTGGCACCCCTGGCCTCGGAGTGGCCGCTGCCGCCCGAGCTGGCCCAGGTGCGCACCGGGCTGACCGTGGGCACCCGCGTGCTCTCCATCGAGGGCGAGACCTCGGACACCGACCACGGCGAGCGCCACACCGGCCCCAACGCGATTGGCACCATCACCGGGATCGACGACACCGTCGAGCATGGGATCTGCTTGGCGTTCGAGCCTTCCGGCGTGTCGGTGCGGCTGTCCTGCGCCGAGCTGGCGGACGACCTGAAATACGAGATCGACCCGGAGACCTACTACCTGAGCCGCGAGGACGTTGTCGAAGTGGTCGAGCGCATGCTGGGCCACGAGGGGAATCACGAGCTGGCCGCGCGCGTGGTGGCGAACATGATCGAACAGGGGCAGGTCGAGCACAGCGAACGCGGGTACATGATCGAGCGCGACACCAACGTGTTCGAGATCGCTGCGGACCTCAAGGACGGCCCCTACCCTGCGCATCTGGCCCGCGCCGACCATCTGCTCAGCGCCCACGAGCTGCGCGTGAAGTACGGCACCCGCAACGGTGGCGGCGAGCATCCGCGCTACCTGCGCAAGCACTGGCGCAACCATGTCGCAATCGAATCCACGATCCTGGGCTACTGGCCGTGGGTCGAGGAACAGCTTGCACAAGAGGACTGAGCCAGTCTGAGCGCCTTGTACGCAGCGCGCTCAGGCGGGGGCCGTCCCCGATTACCTGCAGGAGAGCCGAACATGCCCAAGAAAACCTACCGCGTGGTCCACAACGGGGTCGAGCACACCCGCAAGACCGACCGGACCTACACCCATGTGGTGCTGGTGCGCCGCGACTATCAGACCGAGCTGGCCGACACCGTCAAGGAAGCCCGCGAACGCGCCAGGAGGGAGCACGGCTATGCCGTCGAGCGCGCCAACCAGCCGCTGACCGGGCGTAGCTGGATGACCGCCGAGGATCTCGCCGAGGACGCGCGCATCGCGGGCCTGCCACTCGAACAGTACGAGGCCGAGGTGATCGAGAAAGCCTGCGCCTACGTCGAGACCCGGCGCGCGAAAGGCGTGTTCGACCAGCCCGGCCCGCTCACATGGTGCGGCAGGCCGGATCTGGCCGCGAAGGAAGAAGCCAACGCGCGCAAGTCCGGGTATTGGGCCGAGGTGGTCGTCGTCGAGGTGCCGCAACCCTGACCATGCCAGTCTCAGCGTCTCCGCAAGGGGGCGCTCAGGCGGGAATGGTCCCGACTACAGGAGGATGCCATGACAACAACACCGCAAGATCCGCTGGCCGAGCTGCTGCGCGTGGTGAAGCAGTACGACGACGAGGAGATCAACCAGCCCGAAAGCTGCCCGACCGGCACGGACTACAACAACCTGTTCTCGCTGGTCACGAGCTACATCGAGCGCGTGAACGCGCCGCTGCCCTCGACCGCGCCGAAGCAGGAGCCGCTTGCGCGGACCGTCTACGAGTGCCCGGACTGCGACTGGACCGGCACGATGGACCAGCTGAACCGCCTGAGCGAGATAGAGAACATCGACGAGCGTGTCGAACCCGGCGAGCTGGTCCCGGCTGGCTGCTGCCCTAACTGCGAGAGGCTGCTGCCAGTCGAGGATTGCAACGTTCCCCACCACACCCTGTACGAAGTCGGCCTGATCATGCGCCAGCGTGGCTGGACCGTGACCGCACCCGCAGATTGCCCATCCCTTGATACCGTGAAAGGAGCCTGACCATGAAACTCGTCGTGACCGCAAAAATCTACATCGAGGCCGAGGACGACACCGAGGCCGAAGCCGTAGTCCAGGCTGCGCTTGACAATATGGTGGGTGGCGACATCGACCTGACCGAAGTGATCGCCGTCGAAGTGGAGAGCCAATCATGATGCTCGCTTCGGGGCAGATCGGCCTGTGCGATAGCTGCCAAGACCTGAAAGGAGGCTGACATGAACCAGCAAGCCCTGCCGCCCGACCCGGACGGCCAGAACGACGAACGCGCCGAATGGGCCGCCGAGTCGATCCGCACCTTCGCGCGCGTGACCTGCATGGACACCGCAAACGAGGACGACGACACGATCCTGGGCGACCTGCTGTGCGACCTGATGCACTGGTGCGACCGCGAGGGAATCGACTTCGACGCCGTGCTGGGGGCCGCACGCGAGAACTACGGCGCGGAAACCGCCGACTGACAGCGCCAGTGCCAGCGCCTGCGATGCGGGCGCTGGTGCGGGGATTGTCCCGGCAACCGCAAGGAGAACCAGCATGGATCTGAAACTGACCGCAATCACGGCGGCGTTCGTGATGAATGGCCTGCACCGCGCCGACCTCGATTACATCATGCAGGCGTACACCGGCGACGGTGGCCAGCTCGAACTGGTCGAGGGCGTCCTGGAATGGGTTCCGGCCATTCTGGCGCTGCGCGCTGCCGCCGACAGCATCGGCGTGGACTACCCCGGCGTGTTCGAGTATGAAGTCAGCTGCGAGTTCGGCCAGTGGCTCGGTGGCAGCATCATCGACGACGGCGACCTGCCCGACCGTGGGCACGCGATGGAGATCCTGATCGACCTGGTCGAGTCCTTCTTCCGCGTGAAGGACGATCCCGTCACCGCCCGCCGCCTGCGCGCCGTGATCGACGCGGCTGCGGACAAGCTCATGGCCCCGCAAGCCGCCAACGACGGAGCCTGAGCCATGCGCCGCCACCCCGTACAGGTTCGTCACCCGGTGACGAAGCGTGACGAACAGTTCGTCAACCCGCGCTGGTGGACCCCGAGCGGGGACGAGCGCCGCTACATGGCCGAGCGTGACCTGCTGCGCGCACCGGCCCGGCAGGAGCGGCCCATGTGGCCGTTCGTGCTGCTGGCCGTCAGCCTGGCGCTGGTCCTCGCCATCGACGCCGCGCCGCAACTGCGCGGTATCCTCGCTGACATCCCCTGGGCCAAGCTGTTCAACTATCAGCCCGTCTCGCCGATTGATCCCGGCGACCGCAACGGCCTGCTGCACAAATGAAGGAGCGGAAATGAAACGACCGAGAAACTACACCCCGACCAGCATCAGCCCGCACGCGGTGGGTTCGACCCGTATCTGCCATGCCTGCGAGGCCACGCTGGCCCAGGCGCAGATGACCGAGATCCACCCGGTGCCGGGCCTGACCATGTACCGCTGCCCGGCCTGCGTCGAGCTGCTTGCGCGCGTGCTGGCCTACGCCAAGTCGCGCTGGTGCTGGGACGACGCCGCCATGCTGGAAGAACTGTTCGAGCGCCACTGGGTGCGCGGCGAGACGGTGGACAGCTTCGTTGACGGCTGGGCCAAAGACTACGACCTGACCGACCCGCACGACGTCGGCCTGCAACCCGAGGAGACCCCGATGAAAGGAACCAAGCAATGAGCGGCAGAGCATCCGCCGAAGTCACCAGGGCCGTCGCCATGCTGCGCGAGAGCGGCGGCACGATGACCGCCTACGCGGCCGCGAAAGCGGTCGGCATCGCCCTGTCAACCATCTACCGCTCGCCCCTGTACAAGGCGTACCGGACCGAGCAGGACCAGTCCACCCACAAGCCAAAGGAGGAACCATGAAAAAGCGAAACCCGGAAGTCTGGCACCGTCTAACCAGTACGCACTCCAGCATGGACGACATGATCGCCCGCTACGGCTGGGCCGTGCAGGGCGTGTTCGGCAGCGATACCAGCCCGACGTTCAGCTACACGGTCGGGCTGGCCGCGAAGGGCCTGCCCGAGATCGTGGTGTTCGGCCTGCCGGCGCAGGTTGCGCACCAGTTCCTGAACGACCTGGGCCGGCGCTTCACCAGCACCGGCGTGCCGCCGCTGGACACCGACCTGACCGATATCGCCGAGGACTACCCGGCCCGGCTGGTGCCGGTGCCCCGCGCCGAGGCCGACAAGTACATGTTCGCCACCAAGCACCGCTACCCGGCCTACACGGCGGTGCAGCTCGTTTGGGTGGACACGAACAGCCTGTTTCCCTGGGAGTCGGGGTTCGATCCCGACCTCGCCCTGAAACAGCCGATCCTGCGGGACCGGCTTCACTGAAAGGAGCAAGCCATGAACGACTCGATCACGCGGCTCGACTACTTCGCCGCCCATGCGCCGACGGCGATTCCCGACTGGTTCAAGCCCGAAGAACCGGAGTACAACGGCCCGGCCTACCCCACCCTTCCCGCCGGCATCCCGGAGGAGGACCGCAAGATGATCGCAAGCTGGGAGAGGGACCCCTGCTTCGACCTCGACGGCGAATACGCATGGTTCCAGCAGGACGTTGAAGCCTACCGGGCGGCGATGAGGGATCACAAGGAGCGGATCGCGGTGGAGCGCTATCTGCGGTGGCCGTGGGCCTACGCGAAAAGCATGCTGCTCTGGTGCGACGTCTACACCGTCCAGAAGGAGCCGTCATGAGCCAATCCCTCGTCACCATCACGGCCACGATGGAGGACCCGGTGGCGTGGGAGCTGGCGCAGTTCTGCAAGCGCAGCACCTTCGACATCTTCTACGACCTGACCGAAGCCCACCTGAGCCACGACGAGCGAACCGCCCTCGCCTACCGCATGATTCGCGGGATCGAGCTGGTCCAGCGCGCCCTGGCCGAGCAGGGCTATTCACCACGCTAACAGGAGAACAACATGACTTCAATTCTGACCATCAAGGGTTCGACCAGCACGCAGCAGATCGAGGACGCGATCCCCTACACCGACATGCGCCGCCACGCCATCGAGCGCCGCGACGACGCCGCCGCAGTGATCGCCGAGCAGGGCGACCAGGACGTGCTGGAACTGCACCAGATCGACGGCGTCGATGTGCTGTACTCGCCGACCTTCGGCTACGCCTACGTCAACGCGCAGTCGGGCGGCATCGGCGACAGCATGGTGATCGACAACGGCGAAGCCGCGTCAGCCGAACATGCCGCCCTGGTCTGGCAAACCCGGAACGCCCCGGAAGGCGCCATCTTTGAATTCACATGGCGCAACAAGTTCCTCTGCACCGACGTCGAGAGCATTGGAGGGTTCCGCGACAAGCTGGCCGAGGCCGTCGCCACACTTGACCGCTGGATGGCCGCTGGCGTAACCCTTGACGAGTTCAGTGGCATCGAGGACGACTACGCCACCTTCCAGACCACGAACAAGGAGTTCGCGCTGGCAGAAGGCTTTCATCTGGCCCAACCGGATGAGGAGGACGACGACTGAACCGCCCCGCTCCGTGTGAAGCCGCCTGCGGGCGGCTTTTTTACGTCCGCAGCCGGCCAACGCAGGGCATGTCCCACTGCGCGCGCAGGCCCTCGCCGGCATCGGCGACGATCCGGGCCACATAGCGCGCCCCTTCCACCAGGGCGAGCGTGAACGGCAGCGTGGCGCGGTAGACGCCGTTCGAGTCGGCCAGGTACGGCATGGCGAGGGGCCAGTCGGTCCCGGCCACAGGCAGGCCGGCGGCATCGTACAGCGCGACCGATATATTCGCATCGGTCACGTACTCGCCGCTGGTCTCGTTCTTCAGGCCCGTCACATCGACGATGCTGTTGTTGCCTAGATAAAGGATGTGGATCGTGCTCATCAGTCGGGCCTCAAGTCAGCGCGCCCGGACAGGACGGCGCGCACGCGGGTCGGCGCGTCGAGCGCAGTATGGAGTTCGGTCGTACCGGCCAGCACCGGGTGCAGGCGCTTCGCCCCCAGCGTGAGCGAGCCGGGCTTCGGCACGTAGTGTTCCAGCACGCCGCGCGCGCTTTGCCGGTCCTGGGCGGTCTGGACGGCCACGTCCACGCCGACCACCAGCAGGTTGCCGTCGCCGATGTGCTGGACCTGCCCGAGCTGGATCTGGCTGTCCGCTGCCACGCCCGCCTGCAGGGCGCTGGTCTGCCCCTGCATGGTGGAGGCCGGCGCATCCGACGACAGGCCGAGCACGCCACCTGTGACCTGCGCCTGCCCGCTCTCGACCGTGTTGACGGCCTCGGCGCGCGCCTGGGCGCGCACGCGCTGGCGGTGGCCGGTGAAGGCGCTGGCTTCGATGGAGACCGCGCATTCCGCGGCGGCGCCCTGGCCCTGCCCGGTCGCCACGACGGTCGGGCTGTCCACCCCGGCCACGGCAGTGACTTGCTGGCCCTGCAGGGTCATCACCTCGGCGACGTAGGCGCTGGCAATGGCCGCGCTGGTGCGCTGGGCGCTGGCGGTGCCGGCGCTGGCGTCGAGGCTCAGGCCGAGCTGGCCGATGGCCGACTGTGCCTGGGCGCTCGTGGCGCTGGCGTCGAGGCTGACTTCGGCGGCAACTGCTGCCTGCTGGGCCTGCGAGGATGCCGCGCTGGCGGCAGCGGAGACGCCGGCCTCGGCAGTGCTGGTCTGGCCCTGGCTGGTGGCGGTCTGGCCCGGCTGGAACACGTTGGCCTGCGCGCTGCTGCTCTGGCCCTGCGCGGTGGCGGCGTTGGCGACCAGTCGGGCGCCGGCGGTGGCGGCTGCGTGCTGGCCTTGCGCGCTCGTGATCGCGGAACCGGCCCCGACCGATGCGGCGGCGCTGCTTTCCTGCGCCTGCCGGGTGCGGCCGGCCAGGCCGGTCTGGTCGGTGAGCGATGCCACGCCCATCACGCGCCGCCCGTACCCGTCGCCGGTGTAGGAGACCGGGGTCGATGCCAGGACCGCGTTGTTGATCCGGTAGCCGTCGCAGCCGTAGCCGCCCTCGGCCTGCGTGACCGTGAACGCCGGGCTGATGGACGAGATGTAGTCGCCCCAGTCCGTCGTCGCCGCCATCGCCATGAAGCCTGCGCCGCTGGTGGCGATCGCCGGGGTGGCGATGGTGTAGCTTTCGGCGGTGTTGATCTTCGTTGCCGAGGCGTCGATCTGGGCAAGGCTCGGCGACTGGACGTAGTAGACGACCTGGTAGCGCGGGCCGAGGGTGACGCCGAATTCGACCGTGATGACGTTGGCTGTTGCCGCCGGCACGTTCAGCGCGGCGTACCAGCTGACCGACGCGCCGTGGCCGGCCACGTCCGCCACGCTGGTGATGAGCTGGTAGGTGTTGCCGGCGGTGTCCGTCACCGACTGTGGCGTGTACCACATGCGGTTGTAGACGCCGACCAGGATCTGGGTGCCGTCCGCCACGTCGCGCGCCGGCATCACCGACTGCGTGTAGGTGTAGTCGTCGTCTTCCTGGAATACCCGATCCAGCAGCACCCACGGCGTGACCGCGCTGGCCTGCGCGCTGCTGCCCTGCGCCTGGCTGGTGCTGGCGCTGGTGGCCGAGCTGACGCTGGCGCTGGCCGCGCCGTGCTGGCCCTGGCTGGTGGCGACGCTGGCGCTGACGCCAGTCGAGGCTGCGGCGCTGGCGGTCTGGCCTTGGCGGGTGGTGGCGACGACATCGCCGACACTGGTTGCGGCGGCGCTGGCGCTGCTGCTCTGCCCCTGGCTGGTGGTGACAGTTGCCGTCACGACGTTACTGCTGGAGAACGCCTTGACCTGCCCCACCGCCGACCAGCTCTCGTTGGCGCGGGTGTACTTCGTGGTCCAGGTCGAGCCGTCGTCCGAATACTGGAGCTGGAAGTCCTTCGGCGATTCACCCGGTTGCCAGCAGGTCAGCGCGAATTCGACGACATCCTTGGCGTTGCCCGCGCCGAAGTCGTAGCCGATCCACTGCGGCAACGCAAAGGTGCCCTGGTTGATGTACCAGGTGGTGCTGGTCGTGTCGTCGAACGCCTTCGCCGCCTCGAAGCCGCCGGTCTGGTTCGAGTAGATTGCCGTGCCGCCGACGCACTGGTCGGCCCCGCCGACACTCGCGCGGAACTCAATCTCGGACGTGTCCAGGTGGGGCGTGCCGGTGGCCGCCGTGATGTAGACGCGCCAGTAGCGGTGCGGGGTCACACCGGGGCTGGCGCTGCTCTGCGCCTGGCTGGTGGCGACAGTGGCGCTGATGCCGGTCGCGCCGACGGCCGCGCTGGACTGGGCCTGGGAGGTGGTTCCGGTCGGACTGCCCGAGGTCGATGCTGTAAGGCCTGGCTGCGCCCCGATAGGTGATTCTGAAAGGGCGCTATGACCTAACGGCACGTCAGTCTCCTATCATGCCCACTCGTACTGGACTTCGCTGCTACCGTAACTGCCAGAACCAGCAATATTCAGGGTAGTTGAGGTAGTCAGCACCTGAACATCCAGTACGTCGCCGGCCGCTACAGTGATCCACCCGCTGCTGATGGTGTTGCCGGTCTCGTCAACTCCAAACAGCGCATTGAATCGGAAGGCAACGTTGTTTTTACTGAGGCGGTGATACCTGCTACCAGTATTGTTCCCGGCCCACACGATGTAACTCGTGATGCGAACCCTGGTGTATCCGGTCGGGACGGTGACTTGGGTCGGGGTAGAGGACGAGAACGCACCAACATCATCCTGCACGTTCGTATCGTACGAAACCTTGACCCAGGTGCCTTGCGTGATGGACTGGCTGGCGGCCAGCTTCAGGGTCGTGAGAGCAGGCAGGGTCGTATTTTTCCATGCGCTACCAACGTAGGCATAGAGAGCCTTTTTCGTCGAGTCGTAGACCATCGGGACCGTCCCGACAGGGACGCTGGCGGGCGTGCCGGTCGGCGTGCCCGCGCAAGTCGGCAGGCAGGTAAAGCCGCCGATCGCGGTCGTCGCCAGCGCCGCGCCGGAGCCGTTGAGGACGACATTACCCGGCGTGCCGGTTCCGGTTGCCGCGCCGGGGGTCAGGGTGACGGAGCCGCCGTTCTTGTTCGTGCCAACACCCGCCGCGCCCGCAATGGCGACGGCGCCGCCATTGCCCGCCTGCGGTGCGCCGCCAGTGATGGTGACATTGCCGCCTGCGCCTGCGACATTGCCGCCCTGCCCGCCAGTGACCGTGACGGAACCGCCGCCAGCCGATTGCTGGTTTCCGCCTGCGTCACCACCCTTGACAGTCACGTTGCCCGGCACGGTCGTACCACCAACCGTGCTTTGGGTGGAGTTGCCGCCACGGATCGTTACGCTGCCGCCGCCGTTCTGGTTGCCACCGTCCCCACCACGAACGATGGCTTGACCGGGAATGATGGTATCGCCACCAGCCACCAGCGCCGCCCCCCCCGAACCACCGGTGCTGCCTGTGCCACCCTGCACGGTTGCCTGTCCACCTTGCTGGCTAATGCCGACGCCACCGAGCAGCTTTACCTGCCCGGCACCATTATCATTACCAATCGTGATCGTGCCTGCCGCGCTGAAGTAGGAGGAACCGCATTTGATCGTGATGTCGCCACCAGCAGCACCCGCACTGTTACCGGAGAAGCCGGACTGGATGGTGATGCTGCCGCCCCTGCCGCCGCCAGCGCTGGCATCAGCGCCGTAGAGGTAGAGGTTGCCTTGCCAGCTGGCGCCGTTGCCGACACCGGACTTGATCGTGACATCGCCACCCTGCCCGGACGAGGAACCGCCCGATCCACCCTGCACCGTGAGCGAGGTGCCGGTACTGGTGGTCGACGACGGGGCCAGGCCTTGCAGCCTGGCGCTGCCGCTGGCGGGGCCGACGTAGAGGATGTTGTTCACCCTGTCCCACGTCAGGTTCGTCGGATCGGCCAGCAGGCCCGCCTGCGATGCGGCCAGGTCGATCCAGACCTGCTTGGTGCCCGCAGCAAAGTTGACGGCGGCCCCCGCATTGCTGGAGGCCAGCACGGTCGTGCGGGTGAGGGTGTTGGCAGCCGAATAGGTGCCGAGACCGACTTCCCAGTCCCCGGTCGGTGCGCCACCGCTGTCTACCGCCTGGATGCAGTAGTAGCAGGTATCGTTCACCGAACACGCGCTGGAGAACGCCGAGAAGCCGGTCATGGCCCCGGACAGGGCCAGCGCGCCGGTGCCTGTGGTGGCAGTCGTTTCCTTGACCCTATCCTTGATCTGCAAAGTCATGCCCTGCCACCCATTTCTTCAGTTGTTACATAGGAAACGATAGTTTCCTACAGGCCACTCGAACTGTTGAGCACGTCGTGGGTAAACGACGAACAGCTGACGGTCTGGCCGGCGCTGATCGAGGTGGTGGCGATGATCATGTTGCTGGCGCTGGTGCCGACCGAGCCGTCCATCACGACGGTGGTGCCGTCGCTCTTGAAGGCGCGAAAGAAGGTCGCGGTGCCGGTGGCGTCGGCCGACGAGTCGGCGGTGATCGCGTTGAAGGTGATGAGGCCGCCCGAGGCTGCCGGCGCGGCGGTCGCCGAGAAGCGCAGCTCGGCCAGCAGGGTGTTGCCGGACAGCGCGGTGTTGGCGGTGGCCGGCTGGGTGCCGGAATAGATGCGCAGGTAGCCGTTGCCCAGCAGTGCCGACAGGGCGTCGGCCTGGGCGTTGACGGTGGCGTCAGCCAGTTGGGTGTTCATTGCCATGATGGATCTCCTTGCCAGCGCCTGGGCTGGACAGTCAAGACGAAAAAAAACCCGCCGGTGGGCGGGTTGTAGAAAAAGGTTGCGGATGACGGGCCGGCGCCAAGCGCCGGGGCGGCCCCGTACCTCCGCAGAAATCAGTCGGCGGCTTCGGTGAAGGTGACGTAATACTTCTTGCCGACGGCGAGCTTGTCGATGACGGCCTGGTTCATGATCGTCGCCTCGAAGCTGGCGCATGGGGTCCAGTGGCCGAAGATGGCGTTTTCGCTCATCGCCTGGTTCTCGCTGGACCCTTCCCATACGGCGCCGAAGCGCACCTGGTTGCAGGGCAGCTGGTTGTTGTCCTTGTCAAAGCCGTGGCCGCGCGGGCCGATGAAGTTGAGTTGCAGCTTGCAGACCATGACATCGCTCATGATGTTTCCTCTATATATAGACAGGGATAGAGGGGCTGGGTCTTACAGTCTTGCACCCCGAAATTTAATCTTGGTAACTACAGGGCGGGTGGCGGGGAGCGAGGGTCGCCGTCCGCTGCTGCACGGTTTGTCGCTGACACCCCGAATAACGCCGGGTGTTTCGCCCGAGTTATGCTGTTTCAAAAGGGCCAGTGTTCAGCCATTACAACCCAATTGCCCAGCAGTGCCGCTAGGATACGAAACAAGGGCGCGCAATTCAAGCCATTTTTACCTCGGCGTCCTCGCGGTCGCTGCGCAGCTTCTTGTTGGCGCGGAACATTCCGCGGCGTTCGTACGCTTCCAGTTCCTCGACCATGTCGAGCACGTAGTCGCGGATCGTCTTGTCGCAGCGCAGCTCGGCCTTGCCAGTGCCCTGGCACAGCGGGCAATCGCGCTCGGACAGCACCGGCGCGCCCAGCTCCTTGACCTTGCCGTGCCCGGTGCAGGCCGGGCACACCGAATTGAGCCAGTAGCGCAGCGAGAAGTGCGCCACCGAGTCGACCCGGACGTGTTCCGGCCAGCTGCGCAGCCCGGCCTTGCGCGACACCATCCAGGTCCACTCGTCGAGGGTGCGCCGGTAGCTGGGCGCGTCCAGCGCGTATTTCAGGCGGATGATCTTGGAACTGAACCCGCCGGCCAGCGCGACCGCCATCAGCACCTCGGGCGCGGTATGCAGCGCGTCGTTGCGCAGGTTGCCGGACAGGGTCGCGCAGGCGTAGCGTTCGGCCAGGGACATGGGATCTTCCTCAGACGAGTTTCAGGGTATTGAGGACATGGTCGATGGCGCGGTCGACCTGCTGCGGGGTCGGATTGCCGCCGATGATCGGGTCGATCAGGGCGGCGATCTCGTCCTGGCGCTCCTCGCTGGCGCACAGCATCAGGCGCAGCATGCGGTAGCGCCTGGCATCGCGCTCGTTCTCTTGGGCTTGGGTAATCACTTGGTCTCCAGGATGTCGATGTTGTACTTGTGCTTCATCAGGTGCCGCTTAATTCTGTAGACGGGAGTCAACATTCCTTTGACGTCCTCGATCACCTGGCGGCCCTCGGCGGTCAGGTAGGCAAAATCGGCCACGTAGCGGATCGCCGGGGTGGCGCGCTTCGATCCCAGCAAACGCACCGGCGGCACCAGCTCGAACGACACCTGGCGGCGCAGCTGCGAGATCTGGCCGTCCTCCTCCTGCAGGCGCAGCACCAGGTAGCGCCGCGCCTCGGCCTGCGAGTCGAACAGGACGCCGTTCACCTCGGTACGCTTGTTGCGGTACTTGGGCTGGCGCATCAATAGTCCTCCCCTGCCAGGCGCCGGAAGCGCGCCGTCGGCAGGACCACCACCTCGGCCAGCTGGCGCGGCTGCTTGAGGCGCTGTTCGCGGCGGTTGATCTCGGCGATCGCGCGGGTTCTGGCGCGGGCGCGCACGCTCGGGTCGCTCGACATGGCCTCGGCCAGGTTGCGCGCTTGCCGGGCGGCGCGCACCCTGGCGATCTGGATCACGCCCATCACGCGGTCTCCCTGGTGCAGCGGCCGTAGTGGCTGGGCACGCCTTTCAGGTCGTTGCTGCCCTCCCTCTGGCCGCGCGAGGACGGCATGTTCTGGCGCGAGAGCGGTTTGAATGGCGGCATCGTGCGCGGCGGCACGCGCGGCGCGTTCGGGTCTTCGGCCGGCTGGATCAGGCCGTAGCGCACCAGCAGCGCCTCGCTGGCGTGGTAGCGCTGGCCGACCTTCACCGCGCAGCCACGCATGACCAGGTCCTCGTACAACGACTCGATCTCGGCCAGCGACAGGTTCATGGTGCCGAGGGTGCCGATGCCCTCCTGCGGCGTGACGCAGGCGCCGGCCAGCAGCAGGTTGGTGATCTTGCGCTGGTTCGAGTTCGAGGGCGGCATCTTCATCTTCATGGTGCTTCTCCTTCGCTGTAGACCGGGTCCAGGCCGTGCTCGGCCATCCAGAGGGCCAGGCGCTGGTGGTTGTTGTCAGGGGTCTGGCGGTAGCCGTGCTGCACGGCGCGCGCCAGGTTGAGGACGTACTCGCGGCCGGGGCCGGGGTGGCGCAGCTCGCGCCGCCACTCGGCCATGTCCTCATAGGTCCAGCCGTACTGCCTTGCCACCACTTCCAGCGCCCGCACCACGCGCGCCATGCGCGGGATGTCCTCGAGCGCGGCGCGCTTGATGCGGATGCGCGTCTTCTCGAGGTCGATGTCGGCCTTCTCCCAGTCGAAGAACCAGGCGACCTTGTTGAAATCCTTCTCGTAGTCACGCGAGACGCGGATCTTGGTCGTGGCCGGCTCCACCGGGCGCGGGGCGCGGGGCAGGTATCCCATCAGGCGCCGGTGCGGATGCTGGTGCTGTACATCGACATGTTCCCGTAGGCCTCGGCCACGCCGGCGCTGCTGGCGGCCACGCCGCGGGTGTTGGCGCCGCTGATGCCGAACGTCTCGGCGGCCTTGAAGGCGTCGATGCCGGCGCCCTGGAACAGGACCGCCCAGCCCTTGTCGTCCTCGTACAGCTTGATCAGGGCCTTGGCGCCCTCGACCGTGAACTTGCGGCTGGCGTTCTCCTCGCCGTCGGTGAAGATGTTGACGATCACCTTGTCGGTCCAGGCCTCGCGCGCGATGCGCTCGCCCTGTTTCATGAAGGTCATGCCGATCGCGTCGGCCAGCGCGGTGCTGCCGATCGTGACGTACTGGGCCTGCGTCAGGTTGCCCAGGTGGGCGATGTTGACGCCCTCGTACACGGTCTCGATCTCGCTGTTGAACAGGATCAGCGTGGCGCGAGCATGGCCCGGCAGGGTGCGCTGTTCCATCAGGTAGCCGTTCAGGCCGCCGATGGTGTCGGTGCGCAGCTTTTCCATCGAGCCGCTGCGGTCCAGGATGTTGATGATTTCTACGTTCATAAAGCCCCTTCGTGGTTGACCATCTAAAACCGTGCGCCCAGCAGGGTCCAAAGGTGAGAGGGAGCAGGCAGGCTGCTACTGGCTCTCACCTGCGCCATGCCACCGCTGTTCTGGGGCACCACGCCGCTCGCTGGAGTCCGAATTTCCTCGACCTGGCGTTGTCTCACCCCCTTGGCACCAGGTCTTGCTGCGATCGCTTCGGCAACGTCGCGTCGGCGCGCCTGCAAGGTTGGGCAGGGGCCGGTCTTTTTGCGGTGGGGACCGATCCAGGTCCATGCACGTTTGATCAGGGTGTCGTCCGCGCCACCCGGGCTTGCCTACCGGATCACCGGCCGCGCCGCCCGCATCAGTTCCATGCGCAGCCGGCGCGGGCCGGCTTCTCCCCATTCCAGCAGCGCGTCGGCCCAGTCCGTGCCGATGATGTTGGCCGGGTAGGCCACGCCACAGCCGAGCAGCGCGGCCGCTTCCTTCGCCTTCTCGATGCCGGGGTTGAAGCCGCGCCGGGCCTCGGTCTCCCAGTCGTTGTCGGCGCACACCACGGCCAGGCCTTCGACGCGCGCGTTCTCGGCCACGACGACCAGGTTGCCGGCGTCCAGGCAGATCTCGACGGCCGCGTTCGGCAGGTTCTGGAACACCGCCAGGCCGGTCGCAAACCCTTCGGTGAAGCCGTGCAGCACGCTGCCGGGGCGGGCCAGCACCAGGGACGCGCCCTTGGTCGAGCAGCCGGGATAGTTCTTCTTGGTCCCGTCCGGCCAGATCCGCTGCACGGTGGCCAGGCGCCCTTCGCGGTACAAAGGCCAGACCAGGATCTCGCCGTCCACGCGCAGCTGCGAGCAGCCGAGCATCGACAGGCCCTTGGCGGCGAGGTACGGGTGGCCGCCTTCCAGGCGCGGCAGGCCGTGGAAGTAGGACGCCATGTCCCCATAGGCGCGCGCCGCCCTGGCCCGCTCGCGCTGGCGGCGCGCGGCGTTGTCGCGCTCGATCTTCTTGCGCTCGACCGGGGTGATCGGGGTGTCGTCGGACCACTCGATCCACTCCTCGTCGACCGCGTAATCCTTGAAGTAGCCACGGCGGCCGCCCACGCGCAGCATGTAGACGCCGTTCTTCTTCTTCGGCTTGTCGACCGTGGCGCAGCGATACCAGACGCCGTTCGGGGCGACCTCGCCCGGAATGAAGCCGGCGGCCAGCAGCGTGTTATAGAAATCCATTACCGGCCTCCCCTGCCGAAGCCGCGGGCCTTGCCGATGGCGATGTCGATCGACTTGAGTTTTCCGCGCACCCAGTCCTTCGGTTCGACCGGCTCGACCTCGGCCAGCGGGATGCGCGGCGCCGGATAGCCGGTCATCTTGGTATAGCGGTCGCGCACCCACTTCTCGGCGACGTCGGCCGGCTTCTTGCGGCGCAGCGCCTCGTGCACCAGCTGCGGGTACAGGTCGGCCTCGACCTCGGTGCGCGAGAACGCGGCCAGCAGCTCGACCATGCTGCCCGGCTCGTGGCGTACGGCTTCGCGCGGCGGGTAGACGTGGCCGCAGGTCGGGCAGAACGGCTGCGGGTGGTGCAGGCACTTGCAGGCCGGGCACTTGACCGGCCTGGCCTCGCCCTTCTCGCGGCTCTTGCCGGCGGCGTTCTTGCGCCCGCGCACGAAGTCGAGCGCGCCTTCCTCGAAGAAACGGTTCCAGTCGTCCCAGAAGCGCTCGCTGTTGCCCGAGTGGTCGAGCACGATCAGGTCGTCCTTCCCCGGGCTGGTGCGCAGGCCCCGGCCGAACAGCTGGATGTACTCGGCGAGGGAGTTGGCCAGCGGGCGCGCCATGATGACCACGCCAATGTCGGGCACATCGAACCCTTTGCTGGCGGCCGTCACGGTGATCAGGCCCCGGATCGACGAGTCCGGGCGGCGGAATTCCTCGACCACGTCGGCGCGCTCGACGTCGCCCTCGCGGTAGGTGTAGGCCCGGGTCATGATATTGGCGGCCAGGAACTGGCGTTCCAGCTCCTGCACATGGGCCGTGTCGACCGCCGAGCAGATGAACTTGCGGTCCTGGCCCAGGCGCAGGTACTCGGCCACGCAATCGCCGACGACTTTACGGGCGCGGTCGCTGGTGGCGGCGGTGTCGAACTCGCCATTGACGATCGGCACGCCGGTCATGTCCGGCTCGCGCGCGGCGAAGATGCGAAACGGCGCCAGGTAGCCGCGGCGGATCAGGTCGTTGGTGGTGGCGACGTTGATCAGGACCTCGTACATCTTGTCCAGGCCGCGCGTGAAGGGGGTGGCGGTCAGGCCGATGAAGATGGTCGAGCCGTCGTCGTCCAGCATGCGCTTTTTGACGGCCTGGCTGATGGTGTGGCACTCGTCGACCAGGATCACGACGGCCGACGGCCATTTTCGCCGGCCCACGGTCTGGATCGAGCAGACCTGGACACGCTCCCACGGCGCCGCGCGCGGATGCACGCCCTGGATCACGCCGTGCGGGATGCCCTCGGCATCGAACACCATCGAGGTCTGGTCGATCAGGTTGATGCGATCGCACACGAACGCGGCGCGGTGCATCTTTTTCAGGGTCTGGCGCACCATGAACGCGCCGATCTTGGTTTTACCCGAGCCGGTCGGGGCCACCAGGCAGATGCGGCGGTAGCCGGCGCGGATCGCGTTGCGGATGGATTCGATCGCGTCGATCTGGTAGTCGCGCAGGTCGCCGAAGTTCTCCATTCAGACGCCCCGCACCAGCTTGCGCACGCGCTCGAGCAGGTCGTGCTCGCTCGGCGCACCGACCAGGGCCACCAGGTCGCCGAGCAGCCGGCGGTGGTGCTGCAACTGGCGCTTATGGTTGTCGCGCTCGCGGGTCAGCTCGATCACCCGGGCCAGCTCCTGGTCGAGGCGGCGCTTGATGCCGAAGCGCGCGCGGATCTCGGCCGCCAGCAGGTCGCCGCGGTGGCCGGCATTGAGCGCGTCGAGCTGGGCGGTCAGGATCTCGACCTCCTCGTTCAGGAGGTCGATCATTTCCTCGGCGGATGGCGCGCCCAGGTCGTCGTCGGCGCTCATTTGCACACCTGCCAGTGGTAGCCGCGGCGGCGGTGGCGGTCCTCGATGCTCGCTTGTTCCAGCTGGCTGCGCTTGGTCCTCTCGGCGTCGGTGCGGTAAAAGCTCTTGCGCGCCTCGTTGATATAGCCGCGGCTCTGGCCGTTGAACACGAACGCCTCGACCTGCGGGGCCAGCGCCAGGCGTGCCCGGTCGTCGGCGGCATCCCATAGCGCATCCGACAGCGGCCGGTTCGATTCGGCCAAGTAGGTGCGGACGGTACGCCGGCGCCCTTTGAACGCCCACTGGCCGAGCCAGGGGTACAGGGAGTGCGCATCGGCGAACTCGATCCGCGGCCCGTCCTCGGCCAGCACCTGCAGGTAGGTGAGCAGGGACCAGTCCTTGACCCAGGCGACGATGAAATACTGCGCGGCTTTCCGGCGGTCCATCATGGCGCGACCCCCAGGCGTTCGTTGCACAGCGCGCGCAGTTCCTGCTGGGTGCCGTACAGCTTCTCGAAGCGCGCCTTGTTCGGATGGACGGCCACCAGGCTCTTGTCGTTGCCGGTGCCCTGCTGGTGGTGGCCGGCGCATAAAGGCAAGACATTCATGTGGCAGCCCGGTTTCGTGCGGCCGTCGATGTGGTGGATCGACACGTAGTCGGAGGTCGGCAGGCCGGCCACGCGGCAGGCGATGCAGCCGATCTCGCGCGCCAGGCGGTCCCAGTACGCCGCTTCCTGCGCCGAGACGGCGCGCTGGCGGCTTTTACCGAGGCCGCTCTTGCGGGTGGCCGGCGCCTTGGCGCGGGCGCGGCGGACAAAGCCGGTGCGCTGCAGGATCGCGGTGCGCTTCATTTGAGCGAACTCGCCCTGACCACGCGCATGCCCAGCTGGCGCGCCAGGTAGACCTCGGTGCTGGCGCCCTTCGAGCGCTCCCAGCCAGGCAGGGTCCCGACGGTGTCGCAGTGTTCCAGCATGTCGGCCAGGTCGATGCGCATGAACTCGGCCCAGTCGCTGTCGGGCGGCAGGTCGACCTCGGCCGGATTGATCACGCGCAGACCCAGGTTGCGCAGGCGCGCGGCCTCGGCGTTAAATGCGGGAAAATTCAGCTCGGGCTTGCCGGTCATCGGCCCGGACAGGTAGATCGCGTCACGCGGCGGGCGCTGGCGGAACGGCCGCGGCTCGTTCAGGTTGTAGTCCTCGCGCAGCTGCTCGCACTGGACCGCCCCTTCGGTGGCGGTCTCGACGGCGGCGCAGCGCGCGATCGGCAGGCGTTTATGACGCCACTGCAGCACGGCCTGGGGCGAGACGCCCAGCTTGCGGGCCAGGCTGCTGGCCGAACCGACGGTGGCGATCGCGGTGTCGAGGGTGGCCTGTTCGCGGCGGCGGGTGGCCGCCCGGGTCCGTGCGGAAAGTTTTTTCATGTGGCCTATTCTACAAGCAACACTTTAAAACTCAAGCAAAACTTTAACGAATCAAGCGCCCCTTAAACTTCCGCTGTGATATGTTGCCACTTGTGAATATTCACGACTTTGAGACGGGACCTACCATGCCAACCATTCACGAACGGATTAAACGCTTGCGCGAGAAGAAGGGAATGAGCCGCGCAGATCTTGCAGAGAGGGTGAAGGTCACACAACAGGCCGTGCACGGCTGGGAACAAAAAGGCGCCGTGCCGTCGCATAGTCGGCTGCGAACACTTGCCGAAGTCTTAAATACAACAACGGAATACTTGTCCGCTGGAATTGATGTTAATGTTCCGTTAGCACAAAAATATACTTTGGTAAGGTTGCTAGGGACGGACAAAGAAGGAGGCTCGGCAGTGAATTTCCATGATGAAGTCGGCGGCCTCGTCGACGATGTACACAGCTATGCCTACCGCAGGGACTTCCTGCTGCGGCTGGGCGTGGCGCCCGAGCATTGCCGCGTCTACATGGCGGAAAACAGCGGCATGAACCTGGGCGAGCAGCTGCTCGTCGACACCAGCCAGACCGAGATCGAGAACGACAAGGTATTCCTGCTCGACACCCCGGCCGGCGTCCAGGTGCGGCGCCTGCACATCCAGCTGGACGGGTCGGTGCGGGTCATCGCCGACAGCCCGGCCGTGCCGCAGCAGGTGGTGCCGGCCGGCGTGGTCAAGCTGATCGGCAAGGTCGTCGCGCACCAGGGCGCATTGTAGTTATTTCAACACACCAACCGGGCCGGCTTTTACGCCGGCCCTTTTTTTTGCCCTCTCCCCAAGCGCGCTCGAGGAGGTCTCAAAGCATTGATCAGAGATGATCAGAGATGACCAGAGATCGCCAGATGCACATGCAGAACGCTTAACATTGCGTTTCCACAACAAAGTGTAATGGAATGTAGATTAAAGTCCGACTCAAAACTTTAAAGTTTCGCTTGTACATTAAAGCCAAACTTTAATAGACTGGTTTCTGTTGCCTCACAACAAACAGGAGCCGCCGTTGGACCATACCGCCTACATCACGCTGCCCGAACTTTCCCTGCCGCTCGGCCCCAACGGGGCGGTGCTGATGCACCTGGCCGGGCCGATCCTGCTGGAAGTCGAGTTCACCTACGAGCCGGGCTACCCGGGCCGTCCGGCCAGTGCCAGCGGCGACCCGGGCGACCCCGGCCTGCCCGAGGAATTCGACTTCAAGCATGTGCGCACCCAGCACCCGCTGGTGCTGACCTCCCCGGACAGCGACATCCGCACCGTGATCTCGGCCGGCCATGACCTGTTCGAGCACCTGACCGCGCTGCAGCTGCTGGCGATCGAGACCGAGCTGGTCCAGCGCCGCCGCGACAGCCGCCTGGACGCGAAGGTCGACGAGGCGATCGTGGCCCGCGCGATGGGCTACCTGGGGGACGTGGCATGAACGCGCCGGCCGTGAAAACCCACTGGAAGCAGCTGATCGACCCCCGCTTCGTCGGCGTCTACGCCCTGCCGAACGGCGAGGACATGACGGTGACGATCAAGTACGTCCAGAAGGAAACCATCACCATGATGGGCGGCAAGAAGGAAGACCACTCGCTGGCCTACCTGGTCGAAACCAAGCCCCTCATCCTCAACAGCACCAACAGCAAGACGATCGAGAAGCTGTACGGTCCCTACATCGAGGACTGGGCCGGCCGCAAGATCACGCTGTACGCCAGCACGACGAAACTCGGCAGCGAAATGGTCGAGTGCCTGCGCATCCGCGCCAAGGTCCCGGCCGAGGTGAAGGCGGCGCTGCCGGGGCCGCGCATGAACGCGGCGCTGCAGGCGGTCAGGGAGGGCAAGTATTCGGCCGAGTCGCTGCGCGTGAAATACGCGCTCACCCCGGACCAGGAGGCCAGCCTGGCCGCGCTCGAGCTTGAACTGGCCGCCAAACCGGAGGGTGCCTGATGCGCCCCGCCCGCGAGCTGGGCATGCAGGCCGCCATCGCCCACGCTGGCGACGACTGGCGCGATCAGGCGACCCGCGAATTGGTCCGGTTCGCGCGCGAGCACGGCGCCGCGTTCCTGGTCGAGGCGGCGCGGCACGCCGCAGCGGAACGGGGCCTGGAAGCGCCGCCGGACAGCCGCGCCTGGGGCGCCGTGACCAAACGGGCGCACCGCGCCGGCCTGATCGAGCCAGCCGGGTTTGCACAAGGCTCCAACGGCAGCCCGAAACCGATGTGGCGCGCCAGCCGCTGCCGCGATTGGCCACTGCGGGAAGGCGCATGATCCCGGACTTCCGCATCCGCTGTTCCTCGCTGGCCACGATCATGACCGATCCGCGCTCGATCGACCCGGCCCTCCTTAGCGACCCGGAGCTGGCCGCGATCGCGGCCAAGAAGGTCAAGACCGACGAGGACAAGGCGATCCTGGCGCCGCTGTTCGACAGCAGCTTATCCAGCGGCGCCAAGACCTACCTCGACAGCCTGGCCAAGGAGTACCTGTACGGCTACAACAACGTCGTGTCCAGCAAGTACACCGAGAAGGGCCAGATCGTCGAGGACGAGTCGATCCGGCTCTACAACGAGCTGTTCTTCACCAGCTACACGAAGAACACCGAGCGCAAGGTCAACGCCTGGCTGACCGGCGAGTGCGACATCGACACCGGCGAGGAGATCATCGACATCAAGTCGTCCTGGTCGATGGTGACGTTCCCCGAGCTGCCCGAGGACGGCCACGACAACGACTACGAATGGCAGGTGCGCGGCTACATGATGCTGTGGAACCGCCCGCGCGCGAAAGTCGCGTACTGCCTGGTCGACACCCCGGACGAACTGATCGGCCGCGAGAACCCCGAGATTCACCTGATGGACCGGCTGCCGCTCGACCTGCGCATCACGATCGTCGAGTACGAGCGCGACCGCGCCAAGGAGCAACGCATCATCCGCCGCGTCGAGGCCGCCCGCCTCTACGTGGCCGACCGCATCGAGCGCGTCCAGCTCGCCCACCGCTACCACTGACCCCATGAACCTGACCATCACCGTCGACAACGTCGAGCAGGCCGACCAGATCATCGAGATCCTGAGCCGCTACACCCGGTTCGAGCAGGCCGATCTCAGTCCGGCGCCGGCCGAGCAAGCGGGCAGCCGCACCCCGATCACCGACCTCGAACTGGGCAGGCGCGCCTGCAATGTCCTGCGCAGAGCGGGCATCGAGACGATCGAGGAACTGCTTTGCTACACGCGCTGGGAACTGCGCCGCATGCCCAACGTGGGCGTGCACACCGTGGACGAAATCACCGAAGTGCTCAGCGACCGCGGCCTGTCGCTGGGCCAGCCGTACCGCCGCATCCTCATCCCTACCTGAAAGAAAGGAATCCCTAGACATGGCATCCGTAAACAAGGTCCTGATCATTGGCAACCTCGGCCGCGACCCCGAAATGCGCTACATGCCCAGCGGCGATGCGATCGCCAACATCGCCGTGGCCACCTCGTACAAGAGCAAGGACAAGCAGACCGGCGAGGCCAAGGAGCTGACCGAGTGGCACCGGATCTCGTTCTTCGGCAAGCTCGCCGAGATCGTCGGCCAGTACCTGAAAAAAGGGTCGGCGGTGTATGTCGAGGGCCGCCTGCAGACCCGCAAGTACACGGACAAGGACGGCGTCGAGCGCTACGCCACCGACATCATCGCGGAAAACATGCAGATGCTCGGCGGCCGCGGCGATGGCGCGGGACAGGGCAGCGCACCGGCCGCGCGCCCGGCGCCGCAGCAGCAGGGACGCCCGGCGGCCCAGCCGGCTTTCGATGACCAGGACGTGCCGTTCTAGGAGGCCACCATGCGCGATCTGACCCCCATCGAACAATTCCTGTCCGAGAACCTGGCCAAGCTGTCGGCCCTGCACCGGGACCCCTTCGATTACGACGCCGCCGCCGGCTACTTCATGGCCGACGTGGCGCGCGCGGTCGCCCAGGTGCTGGGCGAATCGGCGCCGCCGGCCCGCAAGATGCAGTTCACGAACGAGTTCTACAGGGTGCTGACCTGGTTCGAGGCAGGCAACGTCGCAGAACGGCGCCTGACGCCGTTCGCGCCGCCGGCGCCGCCCCTGCCGCCGCCCGAGGAGCACCCGGCCTGGGTGCAGCAGTTCCTCCTGGACTCCGACGTCGACCTCACGCCCGCACAGATGATCGCGGCGCGCCGCACGCTGCCGCTGCGCCAGAAGGACGTGGCCAGGCAGATCAACGTCAGCCAGTGGTGGATCAGCCGCTGGGAGCTGGGCGAGGACAAGCCGACCCGCGAGCAGCTGGTCGCGCTGCGCAAGGCGCTGGAACTGCCGCCGACCGGCTTCCCGCCGGAACGCATGAACGCCCCCGAGGGCAAGCTGGTGCGCAATCCCCGGCGCCCCGACCAGGCCCCACAGCAGGCCGACTGACAGGAGACCCCATGAGCGAGCACAACCTGGATGATGCCCCGGGCATCGTCTACCACCCCGAGGACGACGGCAAGCCCTGCCTGGGCTGCTTCGTCGGCGCGATCTTCGATTCGCTGACCGAGACCGACCTGGTCAACCTGCCGACCGCCGTCGACGACATGGACGGCGTGGAGGACGAGGACCCGCGCGACGTCGAATTCGCGCGCAAGCTCGGCGCGACCTTCGCCATCGTCGCCGACAAGCTGGCCGCGCTGGCGGTGCAGCTGGTGGGCGACGACGCCGAGGTGCTGATCGAGCCGTTCCACGAACGCCTGGACCACATGATCGTGCTGATCAACTCCAAAGGAGAAGGCCATGTCCACTGACCTGCACTGCCCGAGCTTTCACAGCGGCTTCTTCGTGCGCCACGAGAAAGGCGGCCACCCGGAAGACCTGGTCACGATCGAGCGCGACGACAACGGCATGCCGTGCTTCGCCTGCTTCTTCGAGGCCATGTTCGAGTCGCTGCCCCTCGACAAGTACAAGGAGCTGGCCAGGATCGACGTCAGCGGCCTGGAAGACGACATCGGGGCGCTCGCGGTGCGTACCGGCGCGACGTTCGCCTACTTGGCCGACGCGATCGCCTGGGTGCTGGCGCGCGGCCTGTCGGTCCCGGAGGAGACCGTGCCGCTGCTGGTCGACCGCCTGTACAAGGCCATCAAGATCGCGGTCGACGACATGCAGGCGGAAGGCGTGGAGCCGCTGGTTCGCTGATGCAGCGCCTGTTCGTCCTGCGCGAAGCCGCGCACCTGGCCAGCCTGGTCGCGTTCCTGGGCGCGAACTGGCAGGCCTTCGCGCGCGAGGGCAGGTTCCTTGCCGTGACGGTCACGCTATATAAGAGCAAACGTTCGCTCGACCAGAACCGGCGCTATTTCGGGCCGGCCGTCCTCGGCGCGATCGAGGAACAGGCCTGGATCGACGGGCGCCAGTACAGCAAAGAGGTGTGGCACGAGCAGTTCAAACGCCAGTTCATCGGCACCATCGACCTGCCGGACGGCTCGACGATGGCCATGTCCTCGACCGACCTGTCGGTCGAGGAGTTCAGCCGGTTCATGCAGGAGGTCGAAGTCTACGCCGCCAGCATGCTCGGCGTGCAGTTCCCCTGAAACCCTATAGGAGGTCCCATGCCCCGCAAGAAACCCGACCCGCGCCAACAGAACGCCAACAACCTGCTCGACAAGCTGCTCGAAGTCCTGGGCTGCAAGAACGACGCCGCCATGTGCCGCGTGATGTCGATCGCGCCGCCGGTGATCAGCAAGATGCGCCACCTGCACCTGCCGGTGTCGGCCAACTTCCTGATCGCCGCGCACGACGCCAGCGGCCTGTCGATCAACGAGCTGCGCGCGCTGCTGTACGCGCCGCTCGAGACCGCCCCGGCCTGATGGGCGAGAGCAGCCTGCCGGCACGGCGTGTCATCACGATCGTGCCCGTCACCGACCTGGCCCTGGTGCAGCGCGCGGCCGAAATGACCACGCACGGCCAGCCGGTCAAGGCCCCGCTCAAGGCCTGGTATCGCACCGAGCACAGCCCAATCCGGGCGCGCGTGTTCTGGATCGAGCTGGCCGCGATCCCGACCTTCGTGTCGGTCCACCTGGTCCGGCACAAGCATGGTGTCGAGCACTTCGTGCAGAGCATGCGCGACGACCGCGGCGGGGCGGGCGATGATGTCGTCAACCGCAACACCCCAGTCAACCACGGCATGCTGGTCAACGCCCAGGCCCTCATCACCATGAGCCGAAAACGCCTGTGCTACAACGCCTCCGGCAAGACGGTCGCCACCTGGCGCCGCGTGCGCAAGGAAATGATCGAGGTCGACGCCGACCTGGCGCGCTACATGGTGCCCGAGTGCGTCTACCGCAACGGCATCTGCCCGGAGTTCAGGGAGTGCAAGCCGGGCCTTGAACGGGTATTGCGGGCCTACCGCGAGCATGGCTGAGAGAGGGGGGGTGTAATAGTATTACACCCCTCGTTTTATCCAAGTGGTAATTTTCGCTGATCCGTGGGATAATTTCCTTTTCCCAACCACGGAGCAGTGAAAAATGGCGAAAACCGCAGCGGTGGTCAACCACAAGGGCGGCGTCAACAAGACGTTCGTTGTCACCTCCGGGGCGGACGCCCTGGCGCGCGAAGGGCTGGACGTGCTGGTGGTCGACCTCGATCCGCAGGCGCACGCGACGGCCCTGATCTACAGCTTCACCGAAGTGCCAAAGGTGCCGGTCGAGCGCGTGCTGGCTGGCCAGGCCTCGATCGCCGAGGCGATCATTACCGAGACCCGGATTCCGGGCGTGCACCTGCTCGGCTCGACGCTGAAACTGGCGAACCTGGAACGTGAGCTGCTGTACGCGAACCCGTTCAACGCCACGCGCCTGCTGGCCGAGAAGCTGGCCTTGGTGGCCGACGCCTACGACGTGATCCTGATCGACTGTCCGCCGTCGCTGGGCCTGCTCAGCGCCAACGCGCTGGCCAGTGCCGACATGGTGATGGTGCCGGTCGAATCCGGCTCGAAGCTGTCCCTGATCGGTTCGGACGACATCCTGGGCTTCATCCGCCAGGCCAAGACCATCAACCAGAAGCTGCAGTTCGGCGGCGCGATCCTCACCAAGCACGATGGCCGCAAGCAGGTGTGCCGGATCGTCGCCAACGAGGTCAAGGCCTGCTTCGGCGACGTGTTCGAGACGGCGCTGCCGGAAAGCACCGACGTCAGGAAGGCGCAGCTGATCGGCAAGACCATCCTGCAGCTGGACAAGGACCACACCGTCTCGCGCGTGACCGTGCGGCTGATGCGCGAGCTGATGGGCAAGCTGGACATTGTCGCGCGCCGCAAGCAGGAGGAGCTGGCCCATGCCGAGTAAGCTGGAAAAGGAACTGATGGCCGGCGCCGCCGACCGCCGCACCCCGGAACAGGTCGACACCCTGCTCGCGGGCACCATTTTCGGCAAGATGGGCAACGACACGGTGCCGCCGCAGCTGCTCAAACTGACCTCGCTGGTCGCCTCGCGCTTCCAGAGCCGCGGCAGCAAGGACAAGGCGCACATCGAGGTGCTGGCCGAGAGCATCCGCACCGAGGGCCTGCACGACCCGATCATCGTGCGCCCGGTCGCGGCCCCGGAGGGGTGTAATAGTATTACACCCTGGTTCGAGATCGTGGCCGGCCACAACCGGGTCGACGCCTACAAGGCGCTGGGCTGGACCGAGATCCCCGCGTTCGTGCGCAACTACAGCGACACCGAGGCGGCGCGCACGCTGACCACCGAGAACACCCACCGCAAGGGCCTGGACGACTGGGAGCTGTACAAGCACATGGTCATGCTGCGCGAGGCCGGCGTGGCCACCACCAGTACCGAACTGGGCCGCCTGCTCAACGTCAACCGCGTCGTGGTCACGTACCTTGACGCCTTTGGCGTGCTGCCCGAGGCCGCGCAGCAGCTGCTCGATGCCCATTTCAACCTGGTCGGCTACAACCTGGCGCAAAAGCTCAAGCCGTACTGCCCGCAGCATGCGCTGCTGGTGTTCGATGCCCTGGTCCTGCTGGCCAAGGGCAAGCTGACGCAGGCCGGCGTGCCGGCGTGGATCGAGGAGAAGGCCAACCCGCGCGCGACCAAACCGAGGAAGGACCTCGAGCTGGGCGGCGGCGTGCGCCTGATCGTCACCGCCGACACCGCCCGCTTTTCCGGCAATCTCGACTTCGACGCCCTGCACAAGCTGGTCGAGGAGAACTTGCCGCGGCTGCTTAAAAGTCACTAAAAGTCACACATTCTCACGCTACGCGCGACACATAAAAACGCTTGCGGTCATTGATAACACTCAATAATAATGATGTATGTTCCATACCGTCAATTACAACCATGATCAAAGTCCCTGAACGTTTTCGCGTCACCAGCGGCACCTACGGCACCACCAGCGAGGCCGGCTGCAACGGCCTGTTCATGGTCAAGCTCGCGCGCAACCAGACGCTGCGCGTGATCTGCTCGGACAAACTTGGTTGGGAGCATGTGTCGGTCTCGCGCCAGGACCGTTGCCCGACGTGGGAAGAAATGTGCGCGGTAAAGGAATTGTTCTGGGACCCGGAGGACACGGTGATGCAGCTGCATGTGCCGCGCTCGTCATGGATCTCGAACCACTCGTTCTGCCTTCATCTTTGGCGGCCGCTCGACCTCGAGATCCCGCGCCCGCCGGACATCTTCGTCGGCGTGGCCAGCCTGGGCACCATCAAATGAACATCCCCGAACCCGACGTCGACATGACGCTCACCATGCCCTGGCCCTTGATCTGCCGGCTGGCCTGCCAGGCGCGCGTGCGCGGCATCAGCCTGGGCCAGCTGGTCGGCGAAGCGCTGGCCGAGCATCTGGCGCGGAGCGCGGCATGAGCGACGACCAGCTGGAGCGCATGCGCCGCATCGCCTACCTGCACGGCGTAGTCGCGGTGCTGATCGACGAGCTGGACCGGATCTACAAGCCCGGCCGCTTCATCCTCTGGCAGATGCTGGAGAACGGGCGCGGCAAGCGCCTGCTGTTCCAGGCAGACGCGGTGCTGTCCGAGATCGCGCGCCTGGAAGGCGTCGAGCGCACGCCGCTTGAGCCGATCAGCGTCAGGATGCCATGGTTCCACCCGCTGACCTGGCTGGGCCTGCAGTGGGGACTCGGAATCTTCCAGGCCTACATGGCGATCGACTACGCGCTGGACGGGCGCTGGGGCTGGGCCGCGTTCAACGCCAGCGGCGTGCTGGCCTGCCTGTGCTGGCGCCTGCCCTCATTCAAACTGGCCAAACAAGGAAGATGGATATGACGCACGAATTCATGACACGCAAGCTGGCCAAGAAGGAGCACGAGTTCCTGATCGCCGTGGTCGACCTGGCGCAGAAGCACGGCCTGTCGCCGGCCGATGCGCTGCCGCTGTTCGGCCACGTCGCGCGCATGGCCGCGATGAGCCGGCACCAACGGCACGGCACCCCACTGGACGAGGCGACCATCACCGCGCTCGAAATGGTGCTGGCCGGCGCCGGCGCGGTCGCCGACCGCATCATGCTGGCCGACCCCGCCACCACCCCCGAAAGGAACGCGCACTGATGAACAAGAAAAAAGAACGCACCCCCCACGAGCTGGCCGAGGACGCGCAGAAGTTCCTGGAAGCGATCGCCGACCAGATGAAGCGCCTGGAGATCCAGCCGGGCCTGGTGTTCAGCCTGTTCGGCTACTTCGCGCGCAGCATGGTCGACTACAAGGTCGACGAGGAAGGCGTCGACCGCGACCAGATCACCATCGCGGTCCTGAAGGACTTCACCAATGGCCTCGGGGTCAAGGGCGGCTTCGTCGAGATGCGCGGCGAAATGGCCGAGCAGGTCAAGGCGCAGTTCGAGCGGCAGCACGACGACAAACCACTACAGTGAGGACACCATGAACGATGGAATGATTGTCTCGCGCTGGATCATCGGCGCGACCTGCGACGACGAGCACCTGGCCAAGATCCGCGAGGCCAACCCGGACATGCCGCCGCACGCCGTGGTGAGCCTGTCGGTGATGGAGACGACCGCCTCGCGCGGCGCGCGTTCCAGGCGCGTGCTGTGCTGCTGGGCCGGGGGCGATGTCACGGACAAGGGCGAGATCCTGATCTCGCTGATCGGCGAGGCGGCCGTCAACGCCCTCATGCGCCTGCCGGCCTGCATGGACGACCAGCTGACCAAGAAGGGCACGCTGGTGTTCCGCCAGGTGAAACTCGGCAAGACGCCGCTGCGCGACAAGGTGATCGACGCGGTGCTGGAAGCCAAGCCGGGCGAGCGCCTGTGCTTCATCGGCGACCTGGCCAAGGAACTCGACGGGCAGATGGCGCCGACCTTCAACATCATGGACGGCGAACCGATCATTTTGGAGGACAACCTGTGATGAGCGGACCACGCCCCGAGGTCGAGAGGAAGTTCGGCTCCGACGTGATCGACCTGGCGCAGGCCGCCGGCATGTCGCCGGAGCAGATGCTGGTGGCGTTCGGCCGCATGGCCCGGCATGTCGCGCAGCTGCAGGTCGAGGACGGCCGCACGCACGGCGACGCGATGCACCAGGTGCTCAGCCAGCTGATGATCGGCCTGGGCTTCCACATGGAGAAGATCGACGGCGACGAGGGGCCAGTCCATTGAACCCGGTCCTGCAAACCAAGCTACTGCTCATCGTGGTCCTGGCCGGCGCCGTGATCTCGACCGCCGCATGGCAGTGGACCGGCGCCTGGGCCAGCGTGGCCACCTTCGGCGGCGCACTGGCGGCCGGCATGGCGGCCGGGCGTGTCACCCGCATCGTGATCCGGGCCACCGAATGAGCGGGCTGAACCTGCTGTCCGTCTGGACCGTCTACGACCACCCGAAAGACTACCCCGACAGCTGGGTAGCGCGCCGGCATGAGGTACGGGCCGGCGGCCAGACAGTCGCCACCATGGACGCCGTGTTCGGCACCAGCCTGGACGACGTGCGCGCCAAGCTGCCGCCCGACCTGTACTGCCTGCCGCGCCAACCCGATGACGAACCCCACATTGTAGAGAGCTGGATTTGAAGCCGAACGACCTGCCCATCTGCCCCGGCTGCGACGAACCGATCGCCGACACCGACCAGCTGGCCCCAAGCTATTCCCAGCCGATGCACTACGAGTGCGGCCTGCGCGCCGTGCTCGGCTCGCTCGGCCATCAGAGAAAGCGCTGTTCCTGCTATGGCGGGAACGAAGAAGACCCGCCGGGCCTGACGCGCCGGCAGGCCGCGATGGCCGCTACCTTGTACTTCCACCTGGGCCGCGTGCCCGCCGACCAACCCCTAGACCATTAAACATGAGCCGCATCACACCCCACCAGGCCGCGCTGGCCGACGTACTGCCTTTGATTGAATCGCTTGAACTTCCCTACCTGGAAGCCCTGCAAGGCCTGCTGGCCGAACACGTTGAGAAGCGCCGCTGCGAACGGCTGGCCCATGCGCGCGAGCAGGTCCTGCGCATCGCCCGCAACATCGGCATGACGCCCGAGCAGCTGATGGACGGCATCCCGCAGCGCGTGTTCCCCAACGCCGGCAAGCCGAAGTATCGCAACCCCGAGACCGGCAAGACCTGGAGCGGCTACGGCACCGTGCCTATGTGGATCAGGGGCAAGGACCGGACACCGTTCCTGATTGGGGATGAGGAATGAGCGACTTGCACGCCAATTATCAGCAGTATCTGAGCCTGCAGGATCAGATCAAGAAGCTGCAGGAGCAGGCCACGCTGCTGATGATGGAGGGCCGCAACAAGGCGCTCGAGGACATCAAGGCCCTGGTCTCGGTCTACGAGATCCGCGCCGAGGAACTGGGCTACCCGGCCCCGCCAAGCCCGCCCAAGCGCGAGCGCAGGCCCGAGAAGAAGCGCGACCGCACGCCGAAGGGCGCGCCGAAGTACCGCGACCCCGCGACTGGCGCCACCTGGACCGGCACCGGCCGCACCCCGAACTGGATCATCGACAAGAACTGGGACGAGTTCCTGATCGAAAAACCCGCACCGGCGCCGACGCCCCAGTACGCGCCCACGCCGTCGCCGGCGGTGGAGGCCAGTCACGCGGTGCATCAGATGGCGTCCAGCGGCCCGGCCCAGCCGGCGGCGGCCTGGCCGGGCGGTGCGCCGGACTTTGGCCGGCATCGGTAAAGTAAATCCGACACGACAGGATGCGACATGAGTGATACGACTCCGCAGCAGCGCGCGGTTGAGCAGAAGGTCAAGGCCAAGTCGATGGAGGCGGCCTTGAAGGTCTACGCCCCGCAGCAGCTGCCGTTCTGGCACGACGAGACCCGCGCGATCGCCAACGAGCTGACGCGCTGCGGGCTGATCTCGTGCCGCAGCGGCGGGGTCCCGCGCCGCTACTTCGACAACGAGAAGCTGTTCTCGACCGGCAAATCGACGGTCTTCTACAAGGGCGAGGAGCTGCGCGGCAACGACGAGGAGACCTTCTTGACGCTGGTGCACATGCTGCGCGAGGCAAAGGCCGGCAAGCTGGTCGTCAGGACCACCAGTGCCGAGCTGTGCCGCCTGAACGGCTGGGAATCGCGCCAGGTCTACTACAACGAGATCTACAAGTCGGTCCAGCGCCTGTCGGCGGGGTCGCTGACGATCTACTCGCGGCGGATCAGCAAGATGCGGCGCTACCAGAAGGCGCGCGATGCCGGCGTCAACGAGGCCGAGCTGGCCCGCCTGTGGGACGAGATCCGCCAGGAGGAAGACGACAGGCCGGACGACGAGGACGACGGCCAGCCCGGCAACGACGAAGCCGAGGGCGAAGGCCTGATCGTCTCGATGGTCGGCAGCCGGATCAAGTTCGAGGGATCGACCGGGCTGGTCAACAAGATCCCGCAGGGGAACCTGACCTGGGAGATCCCGCTCGAGGAGGAGATGGTGTTCCTGTTCGCCAAGCAATGGCTGACCCTGATGCCGCAGCCGTCACGCCGGAAGCTCAGCACTGGCGGGCGCCGCCTGCAGGCCTACTACATGGGCCACCGGAAGCCGTATGCCGTGCTGGTGAGCACGCTCGCGGGCGTGCTGCAGCTGGACGACAGCAAGGGCAGGATCAAGGAGAACAAGCGCATCGTCAAGAAGCGCCTGCAGGAGCTGGTCGACGCCAGGGTGCTCGACTCGTTCGAGCTGGACGAAGGCCTGGGCGACGTCCGCGTGCACGTCAAGCGCGGCGCCATGATCGACCAGGCGCGGCTGGAGATCGACGCCGCCACCGAAAACGACACACCGGAGCAGGCCGGATGAGCCTACTTATCCACAGAAAACGACACACCGGCCACCGAAAACGACACACCTGGGCGCGCAAGGCGACCGAAAACGACACACCGGCACCAGAAAACGACCCACCCTTTACCGATAACGACACACCGTTTACCGATAACGACACACCGGGGGGTGTGAATAACGGACAAGATATCAACAACTTAGGCAACTTATCCACAAGCGTTAACCTTCTTTTGAACCTTCTTTTAAACCAAAGAGGGGGTAGCAGTAAAAAAGCGCTGCCAACCAACATGCACGGTGGGTCGTTTCCTTAAAGTTGACTTTACAAATTGTTTAACTGCGGCTTGACGTAAACGACACACCTTCGTGAAATTCCACCCCGTCTGTAGGAACGAACCTACAAAAAATCACAGATTCTCACACAAGAAATTTTACAGACCAAAAGCAAGGCGTTGATTGGACAGAAAATTCCTTGTAACCGGCATGTTGTAGCAAGTAACCACCTGGCAACAACATACTTACAGGCCGACTTAAAAAAAACAAACAAATAGATTGGAAAGCTGTAAGGATTTCGTTAGGATAAGATTCCAAACAGCAAACTTGTGACGGCCATGACCAAACGATTCTGGAGCGAACGTGAGCTGGACGACCTGGCCCGCGCCTTGCTGGTGCAGTACCCAAGCCGGGGGCTTGCGAAGGCGCGACAGCCCTACGACATCACGCTGACGGACATTGAATTCACGCCGGTGATGCAAAGCTGCCTCCCCCCTGACCGGCATGGCCTGCGCCCGAAGCTCCCGCGCCTGAAACGCGACCTGGCCAAGGCGTTCGTCCGCATCGCCAAGCGCGACAGTGTCGAGAGCGAGTCAGCAGAGCAGGAAAAGCAGGAACAGGAGCAGGGCGCCGCCCGGGTCCGTTGGAGCGATGCCGAGTGGGAGCAGTTCGCTTTCGCCCTGCATGAGCTGTGCCCCGAGCTGCACCTGGTGAACGCGGTCAACATGTCCGACGTCGCCCTGCACAAGATCAACCAGGCCGCGGCCACCATGCCCGAAGGCCGGCGCCGCACTTTCAAGCGCCCGGGTGGCGTCACCGAGCGCCTGGCCGCGATCTACAAGGCGGCGCGCATCGGCCACGACCCGCGCTACTTCAGCGCCGAGACCGACGCCAGGCCGCGCGATGAAACCGACGAGACACCGGGCGTCGTCACCGAACGCATGCTCAAGACCGGCATCTTCTGGACCGCCGAGGAGTACCGCGCGATCGCCGCCGAACTGGTGCCGAACTACCCGCGCGCCCTCGTCGATGGCACCCTGCCGGACCTGAACATCACCGATCTGAACCAGGCCATCAGGCGCGCGCTGCCGGAAGACCGCCAGCGCCGCATGGCCAACCAGGCGCACATCCGCTCGTTCGGCCGGCGCCTGCGCGACACGCTCGACGGCAAGCCGCTGTGGCGCGCCGAGGACTTCGCCGCCCACGCCCAGCATATCGAACCGGAACAGCCAGCCCCGGCACCGGCGGTCGTGGAGGAGAAGCCCTGGGCGGCCAAGCTGCGCGAGATCGTGGTGCCGGCGGCCGTGGAGAAGGCGGCGCCAGCCGCGGCCGAGGCGCCACGCGACCACAGGAGCGGGCCGCGGGTGCTGTGGTCGAGCGCCGAGTGGGACGCCCTGGTGCGCGAACTGTACCGGCTCGACCCGCTGCTCGAGGCGAGCTTCGCGGCCCTGACCCTGGGACAGCTGAACTCGGCCGCCGAGCGCATGGCGCGGCCGCGCCGCTTCTTCTCGGTCTCGGCCACCCGCAAGTACCTGGACACGGCGCGCGCGCGCGTGGCGGCCGCCCCGGCGCCGACGCCCACGCCCGCCCCGGCCCCGATCGAAGCCGTGGCCGCCACCACGCAGGCGCAGAAGACCACGAGCGCGGCCGACAAGCTGTTCGCCCGGATCGAATGGACGCGCGAGGAGTGGCTGCTGCTGGCCGAGGAAATCCACCGCCTGCACAAGATCCAGAACTACCCGTACGGCCAGAGCCTGGTCGGGCTGGAAACCGAGGACGTCGCGTTCGCCCAGGAACGGGTGCTGCCGCTCGAACGCCAGCGCCGCTTCCTGAAAGCGGTCTCGTTTTCGACGCTGAAACCGGACCTGCGGCGCGCCTTCGACGACCTGCGCTTCAAGCTCGACGGCCTGGCCACGCCGCCGGCACCGGCGCCGCAACCCGAACCGGAACCGGCGCCCGTCGCGGTCGAGGTCGCGGCGCCGGTGGTCCCGACCGCAGCGCCGGCAGCGGCCGTGCCGCCGGAAGGCCTGGACCCGTACCGCGCCGCGTTCGCCCCGCTGGTGGCCCTGCTGGGCGCCGAGGTGGCGAAACACCTGGCCCCGATGATCCAGTCGATGGTCGACCAGGCGCTGGCCGCGCACACGGTCATGGCCGCGCCGGCCGTGAACGACCCGGTGCCGGACGCGCCGCCGCACCTGGCCGAGCCGGCGGACTACACGCCGCCGCAGCTGGTCGCGCGCCGCCCGTCCACCAGGTCCGCGCCGGCCGCCCCGCGCAAGCTGGTGGTGGGCGTGATGGTGAACCGTGGCAAGCAGTACCAGGACGAACTGGAGAAAACGTTCCCGATGGTCTCGATCAGGGTCGGCGACGTCTCGAAGCGCGGCGCCACCGACAGCCTGGTCAACTGCGACCGGGTCTGGTCGATGACGCGCTTCATCGACCATTCCGTTGAGGCCAAGCTGAAAAAGCTGGTGGGCGATCGCTACGTGGCCTGCAACGGCGGCATGACTGACCTGAAACGCAACATCTCCGTGTGGTTGCGCAGCCAGGGTCTCGAGGTGGAACTGGCCGCGTGATCCATTTGTGCCCCTGGCCGCGCGCCAGTTTGCTATGCTGTGCGCCGACCTTTGGAGAGCAAGATGGCAGACCTGGCAAAAATCCGCGCGCGGGAGAACGATCCGGCGATGTTCGAGCACGCCGAACGCATGGCGATGCAGCTGAACCAGCGCATCGACAGCGCCGGCATGAGGGCGCTCGGCCTGCAGGCCAAGGCGGCGAAAAGCCCCAAGGCGAAGGTGATCCTCTTGCGGCAGATGGCCGACAAGCTGGGCGAGGCCGCGCAGGGCCTGGTGCCGTGCAGGAAGGGCTGCAACCACTGCTGCCACATGGCGACCATGATCCACCTCGGGGAGGCCGAGGCGATCGCCAAGGCCACCGGCACGAAGATGACGATGCCGAAGGCGTTCAACGTCGACCTGGCCAACGTCGAGAAGCTGCGCAACCGCTACGACGGCGTGCCGTGCCGGTTCCTGGTGGCCGGCAGCTGCTCGATCTACGCCGAGCGCCCGCTGGCCTGCCGCCTGCACATCGTGGTCGACCGCGACAACACCCTGTGCGAGATCGTGCCGGGCGAGAAGATCCGCGTGCCGATGGTCGACACGATCAAGTACGACTGGGCGATCTCCGATGCCTGGGGCGGCCCGCTCGAAATGCGCTACGCCGACATCCGCGAGTTCTTCCCGCCCAAACCCAACAAGAGTAAATGATGCTGCACACAGAACATAATCCGGGGAAATACGACACCCTGTGCACCGAGGTGCGCGCGAAGGCCGAGGCGGTCGCCGCCGTGGTCATCATCCTGAGCGGCAACAAGGGCCATGGGTTTTCCGTCCAGGCGCCGCCCGAGGCGCTGTTCATGCTGCCCGGGATGCTGGAAACCATGGCCGCCGAGATCCGGCGCGACCTGAAAGCGAAAACCTCGTGAGCGACGGCTACAAGGTGCGGCGCGAGCACGACTGTATCGTGATCGAGGGCTGGATTCCCGTCACCGACCTGGTCGCGCTGACCCGCGAGTGGGACAAGACCCGCGGCGACGGCGAGGCGGCCTGGATCGTCGACAGCCTGCTGGCCTCGCACCTGCAGGTCAACATGGTGCTGGGCACGCCCCAGGCCTGCCTCGCGTGGCGCCAGCAGCTGGGGATCGCGGTGCCGGACAGCGCCGCGCGGCCGCGCTACCGGCTGGTCGACCAGCCGTACCCCGGGATCGTCTGCGGCAAGTGCGGAATGACCTCGTACAACCGCAACGACATCACGCACCGCTACTGCGGCAACTGCAACATCTATCTGGACAACACATGAACATGCGAGACAAGAAGCGCGCCCTGATCGCGCGCCCGCTGGCGGCCTGGATGCCGCCGTCCGAGGCCGAGCTGGAACTGCTGGCGGCCCTGACCCAGGTGCGCCACGCGCGCGTGGCCTTGCTGCGCAAGCCCGGCATGCTGGACCAGCTCAAGGGACAGATCAAGCTGATGAACAAGGGCGCGGCCAAGTCGATGCGCAAGATGCTGGCCGAGGACCTGAAACTGATGCTGCTGCTGGACCGCCAGGAGAGGAGGCGCAGGACATGAATGTCGGGAAGTACCCGTCCGAGGTGCGGGCCGCGATTGTGAGCCGACATCGGCGCGGCGGCCTGACGCATGTGCAACTGGCCGCGCTGTTCGGCGTCAGCCGGGCCACCGTGGGCAAGATCGTGCGGGAAGCGCGGGCGCGGACAATCCCCGTCCGGCTTGACCAACAGGAAGGGAGACACGCATGAGTGAGGAATCCGTGCTCGAGGTGTGGGACTATGGCGGCGGCACGTTCGGTGGCCGCCTGGTGCGCCAGGGCGTCGAGCCGCGCCGCTACGAGGGCTGCGTGAGCGCCGAGAACGTGCGCCAGCTGGCGGTCGCCCTCGGCGAGAAGGTCGACCAGGTGGTGATGCTCGACGCGCCGGTGCCCTGGCCATTTCTTGCCGCCGCGTCAGGCCCGGCCGCCGGCGCGCCCGACCTGGAAAGGCAGCTGCTGGAGTGCATCCTGCGGCTGAACACCGGCCAGCGCAAGCGGCTGCTCGGCCTGCTGGCGACCCGCCCGCTGGAACAGCGCGTGCAGTTCGCCGAGCACTGCAACGACCTGGCGGCGGGCGCGGCCCGCACGCTGCTGGGGCGGCGCTGATGCCACCAATCCATAACTATTGCCCGCGCGCATAATTAGCATTATGTCAAATACATTCCCAACAAATCTATTTCCAGACACCATCGAGGTGTCCCTTGACTGACCGCGAAAAAATCAAATCACAATCGACGTTGTATGAACTTGGCGGCGTGCCGGCCGACAAGACAGCCCTGCTCGTCGTTCTCAAAGGCGAGCACTACACGCCGAATAAGCGATCTACCCAAGTGCTGTTTGACGTGCGTCCGCCCATGATCGAGCTGCGGCGGCGCGGCCCACAGCAGACCGAGGACATGACCGGCCGCAAGCTGGGACGCCTGGAAGTTGTCGGCTACTGGGGTAGCACCGGCGTCGGAGCTGCCGGTCAAAAATGGGTATGCCGTTGCCGTTGCGGGATGTACGTGATTCGGGCTGCCAAGACGATACGTTTGGCGCGCGACCCTGACGACAAATGCGAGCACTGCCGCCACCTTGAATACATCAAGAAGCAAGGACGCAAGGTATGACGACCCACCTCAACGGGCCGGAACATCCGGCGCAGATCCTCGTGGCCGCCCGGCTCGGTCACGCCGCATGGGACCAGATCCGGCCCGGCCGGCTCGCCAGCGCGGCCGAACGCGAACAGTTCACGGCCTGGCGCAAGCGACAGGTCGGCCGCGTCACCGGCTGGCAGGTCTTCCAGGGCTGGCTGCGCGAGCACATGGTCTCGATCGACCCCGGCGAGACGCGCGGCTCGTTCGATGCCTGGCTGCTGGAGGCGCGCTACCACGAATGGGATCTGCTCGATGCCTGGATGGCCGCGAAGCAGTTCGCCGCCTGGGCCGGCTGGTAAATGCGCGTGCTCGTCACCGGCGGGCGCAAGTACGCCAACCGGGCGCGGGTCTACTCGGCCCTCGACGCGGTGCACGCCAAGCACGGCATCACCCTCCTGATCGAAGGCGGCGCGACCGGCGCCGACCGCCTGGCGCGCCACTGGGCGCAGCTGCGCGGCGTCCCCTTCCAGACCTGTGACGCCGACTGGGACCGCTACGGCAACGTGGCCGGCCTGCTGCGCAACAGCCAGATGCTGGCCGACTGGAAGCCGGAGGCGGTCGTCGCCTTCAAGGGCAACAACGGCACCGCCGACATGGTGGCCAAGGCGGAAGCGGCGAAGGTGCCGGTGTGGCGCGTGCCCGAGTTCGCATCATCGCCGATACCCCCAAAAATACCCCCAAAATGAAAAATGCAACTAACCAATATGTAACGCTGCTGGCCTACCGGGTGCCGCTGTCCTGCCGGATGCGCTATACTGGCTGCATTCCATAGGAGCAAATCGTGAACGCCCTGATCCTCAAGGCAAACAAGTACGGCGTGGTCATCAAGACCCGCAGGCCGAAGCAGAAGCCGGTCCAGATGGACCTGTCCGGCGAACAAGGCTCGCGCGTGGTCCTGAACAGCGCCAAGCGCGTGATGACGACCCACGCGAAGGTCATCAAGGCCCTGGCCAACCGCTGATCCATGATCTCGGCGGACAAGGTTCTTGAGATCCACGACTTCATCCTGAGCCAGGAACCTGGCTTGCAGGGCGACCACGGCCGCGCCGCGCTCGAGGGCGCCCTGTCCCGCATCGACACAGCCATCCACTACGGCGGCCTCGACGACGTGTTCGAGATCGCCGCCATGTACGCGGTGGCCATCGCGCGCGGCCACGTCTTCAACGACGCCAACAAGCGCACCGCCCTGGTGACGGCCCTGACCTACCTCGACACGCAGGGGATCGAGATCGAGCGCACCGACGCGCTCGAGGAGATCATGGTCGACGTTGCCGAGGGCACCGTCACGGTCGAGGAACTGGCCGCCCTGCTCGACTCCCTGGCACCATGAACCTCGATTCCCCCGACCTGCTGGCCCAGGAGCTGGCCACTGTGCGCGCCAACTGGGACCCGTACCTGCTCGACATCACCGTCAAGCACGGCCGCATCTGCGGCATCCAGAAATTCATGTACACCTGGGCGATCCTGGCCGACCTGACGCCGTGGGGCTACGCGCGCAACGGCCGCTGGTGCTACGGCAGCTACGAGAAGGCGAAGGCCGCGCTCGATGCCTGGTCCGGCGAGGACGGCACCGACCCCGAGGGCTGGCACCGGCATCCCGATTCTGGCCGCCGCCGCGAGCCGGACGGCCGCGAGTACGTGATGCCATGAACACGACCTACAAGCGCGGCAAGTTCGTGCAGGTCGACTACCACGGCCAGAGCGTCAAAGCCATGATCCTGCTGGTCTCCCCCAACGGCCGCAGCCTGATGCTGGGATTCTCGGGCGCCCTGCGCACGCCCAGCGGCGGCATGATGGTCAGCAACATCCCGCTGCTGATGGACGACGATGGCGTGTACCGCGACCTGGTCGAGAACGCGCCGGCCACGCTAAAGCCGTTAACGTAAAAAAAGCCCGCCCACCGCGAAGGTGGACGGGCGACTCACAACAAGATGACCATCTACTACTACATCCTCGACGAGAACAAGCAGGCCCAGCCGGTCCACGACGTGTACGTGTGGGCCGACTACCAGGACGCGCACAAGCGGGTCGCCTCGACCCGGCGCGGCAAGGTATGGGTCTCGACCGTCTTCCTCGGCATCGACCACCAGTTCGGCGACGGCCCGCCGCTGGTCTTCGAGAGCATGGTGTTCGGCGGCCCGAAGGACCAGTACATGGACCGTTACAGCAGCTACGACGACGCCCTCATGGGCCACCGGCGCATGTGCCGGATCGCGTTCCCGCCGGTGGCGCCGACCGCCAGCCGCAACCTGCGCGAGGGCCGCTACCTCGACCGCACGATCTCGCGCCGGCTGGCGGCCGGCCTGCTGCAACGACTGGCGCCTTAGCCGCCCTCGAACATCCTTCTCTCCGCGGCGCGGCGCAGCACCAGGCCGCGTAGCTCGCGCCCACCGGCGAAGCGCCACTTCGGAAATTCCGCGGCGGCCCCGCTCCAGTCCTTGCGGCGGATTTTTCTCCTGAGCGTGCTGGCCGTGAGGCTCCCGAGGCCCAGGTTGTACGCGAACGAGGTCACGGCCGCGAGCCGGGCCGGGTACGGCGCCAGCTCCGGGCACAGCTGCAACACGCGCAGCATGAACCCGCCGGCCTCGCTGGCCAGCAGCATGTCGCACTGGGTCTGCGTGGCCGTGTCGCCCTCCTTCACCCCGCGCGTCGATCCCCAGCATATTGTCCAGATCGAGACAGCGTCCTTGTAGGCCCGCAGCCGGCAGCCCTCGAACGCCCGGATCAGGCGCAGGGCCAGTTCGAGCGCATCGTTCATGTGATGTATCTATAGGTTTGGCCTTTGTAGGGCCGTTGCTTCTGAATTGATGTGAGATTTACGACCACTCCGTATTCCTCCTTGATCCACTTCTTCCATTCGGTCGCGCTCGTCCAGGTCTGTCCGGTCTCGACGCACTCCACCGCTTTCTGGCAGGCAGCCCGACAGAGCGCGATGCGCCGATCGGTGAATTCCTGATCCTGGTGCTTGATGCGAAGCGCCTCAAGCCGGGCCTGCTGCTGATCTTCATTTGCCCGGTGCCGGGCCACGCCAGCACGATGAGCTTCTTTGAACTCCGGCTCCTGGTGCAGCCGTGTGCGGAGTTCGGCCTGCATCGCGCGGTTCTCCGGCGTACGTCTGGCGGCCAGCGCCTTCGCCCGCACCTTCGGGTCGAGCACGTTCCTAGTGTTCATGCCAATGCAGTTGCGCAGCGCATTGGTGCCATTGGCCCAGCTTTCTTTCCCTTGGCGCCGTTTTGTTTCGCGCTCCTCGGCAGTAGCCGCCCGCCCGCGGGCTGGACAATCGGCATACCTAGCGAGGTTCAAGCAGAGCGGGCGGCCATAGTGCTCGTCCAGATACATCTGTTCGGCGCTGTTTAGGTCTGATGCATCGCACAGACATTCCACGCGCAGGCATGGCGGCCCGTATTTTTTGAACACGGCCAGCATCCATTTGTTGTCGTGCGTGCCTTTGCGCAGCTTGCTCAGGTGGGCGGCCTCTCGATAACGCAGTCGTTCTGACTGGCCGAAGTAGTAGTGTCCGCTCGGAAAAACGAGGCAATAAACGCCGACCAATGGCCTACTCCACTCGCTCATTGCCCCGCTCCCTTCCTGTTTATTTGATTAAGCCTTTATTCCGGTCAACGGATCTCCCGACGAACCAGAAACTGACGATCCCGCCGAGGATCGCCCTGTCCTCATCATCATAAACCTTGAGGATCGCTTCCCAGCCGCTGGTGCCGTGCGCGATGGCGATCTGGTACATCGCCAGCTTGACCAGGCCGTATATTGCTAGCAGGTAATACGTGCTCATCGGCCTGACCGCGAAGTTCAGGGCGTCGATGAACCACATGTTGGTTAGTTGCATCTGCCCTTTGAGCGCTTCGCCCAGTGCGGTCATCTGCGCCAGGTTCATGTCGGCCTCGCCCTGCGTGCGGATCTCGTCCTGGCGCATCGCGCTGCGGGTCTGCTCGAGCGCCAGCTGCTTGTCCAGCATGGCCAGCTCGTGGGCGTTGTCGTTCTTCTGCTTGAACAGCGCGAACACTTCCGGCAGCAGGCGCATCAGGCCGCCGCCCAGCATGGAAATGAGAGTGAGCATCATGACTTGTCTCCTTCGAGGACCTCGAACGGTTGCGATTCCCAGGCTACCTCGTGCTGGGCGAAGAAGCCGTGCACGGTGGCGCGGCCGGTGACGCGGTAGCGCCCCGGCGTGGTGCCGGCCGGGATCACGTTCAGGCGGCTGATCGCCGTCGTGCAGCCCGGCTCGATCATCACCAGCGCGTCCGGCAGGATCGTGACCATCCCGGTATCAAGGTTTCTCAGCTGATGTGATACCAGGTAGCCGCGCGTGCGCGAGCCGTCGTTGCAGCGTTCGACCACCAGCTGCACTGCCTCCCCTGCCTTGACCGGGCCGGCCGCCGGGAAGGGGGAGTTGACGTAGCGCAGGTAGGGCTTCTCGGCCACGCTGCCGAACCACTGGCCGCCGAGCACCAGCGCCCCCAGCGCCGCCAGCAGGATCGCCAGCGAGTGGAACACCCGCATGTCGAACAGGTGGCGGGGTCTCATTTCAGGTGCTCCCTGAAATAGGTCGAGATCCAGGAGAGCAGGCCGACGACGGCCGAGCCGAGCGTCAAGATCCCCCATTTCAAGGCCTGGTCGCGGTCGGCGCTGAGCCGGGCGACCTTTTCCTCGAGCGCCGCGATGCGTTGCTCGGCCAGTGCGTTGTGCGTTTCCTGTGATGGCATGGCTGTTCCCTGGTTAGAGTGGTAAAACAACCCCGCAAGCCGCGGGGGGCTTGCGCTGCATCAGTCCTCGCCGTCGGCGAACGCCCCGGCCTGGCGCGCATCCATCCCGCGCTTGACCGGCAGGTACAGTCCATCTTTCGCCTGCAGCCGGTGCTGCAGGCGCGAGCGGATCGCGTGCTGCAGGTGCAGCCCGGCGATGACCCGGTTCGGGTGCGCCTGGTTGAACGCGCGAATCGCTTCCATCTCCTCGGCCGGGCTTTCCTTGGCCAGCATCTTGCGCGCGTACTGGTCGAGCAGCTGCTGGCGCCGGCGCTGCAGGGCCAGGTCGCGGTCGTAGACGGCCGCCTTGGCCTCCTGCTTCTCGCGCACCGGGCCGCTCGAGAAGCCCAGCACCTGGCTCGCGTAGTCCCAGCCGTCGATGTCCTCGTCGATCATGATGCCGTTGCGGTCCTTGGCCCCGCCCTCGATGGCGTAGCGCCTGCCGCGCGCTGGCCCCTTGAGCACGGCCGGCAGCGCCGTCTCGACCGCGCGGCCGGTGTCGCCGCGGCCGTACTGCTGCAGCGCGCGCGCCCAGTTCGCGCCGATGCCGACCACCGGCCCCAGCAGGCCGGCCAGGAAGGCGTCGAACGAACGCTCGCCCTGTAATCCTTCCTGCAGGTCCGGGAAGATCAGGTGATCGGCGCCGACCCTGCCCGAGATATCGAACGGGGTCGGGCGCGTGATGCCGTGCGCCAGCACCTGGCCGGCCGTCTCGCCGAACAGGTCGGCCAGCAGGTTGCGCAGCGCGATCTCGGCGTCCCACGGCTCATCGTCGCCGCCGCCGATCATCGAGGCCGCGCCCAGCAGGGTCGTCACCAGCGGCAGGCCGAGGATGCCGGCCGCCAGCGCGTGCGTGACCACCAGGCCCGCCAGCGTCTTCTGCGCCTCGCGGTCGCCCTTGAACGAGCGCGCCGCGTTCCGCGCGAACGTATAGATCAGGTTCTGCGCGTACTGCTTGAACAGGAACACCACCTGCGCCACCGGCCCCTGCATGAAGCGGGGCCTGTTTCCGGCCGAGTAATCGAAATGCGCCGCCTTGGTCAGCTCGACCGAGGTGCGGTAGGCCTCCTCGTAGCTCTGGCCGTCCTGGCGCGCCAGCCGGAACGCCGCCAGCGCGGTCGCCTGGCGGTTGAAGCGCTCGGCGTGGTGGAACATGAAGGACGCGACCTTCATCACCTTGCGCATGTTGCCGCGCAGCTGGTTGTCGCGCCCCGAGGCCACGCCGGCCAGGTCGTGCACCATGGTCAGGTCGATCAGGCCGGTGCGGACCCAGTCCTCGTAGGCGCGCTTCTCGTCGCCGCTGAGGATCTTGCCCATGTCGTTGTGGCCGGACATCGCCTGCCTGGACGCCTCGACCAGCGCGGCCGCGGCCTGCGTGTAGCCGAACTTGCCGCCCAGCAGCGGGTAGGCAACGGTCGGGGTCTGCAGCAGGTTGGTCAGGGCCGAGGCCGGGGAGGCGCCCAGGAACCACACGAAGCCGAACGAGGTCAGCTTGGTCGACAGCGCATTGCCCTTCGGGTTCAGGTAGTTGTCGTGGCGCTTGGTCATCTCGTCGATGACCTGCTGCGCCTTGACCTGGTCGTAGTCCGGGTCGGTGCTGTTGTCGTTGGCGATCTTCTGCATCCGCTCGAGCACCTCGGTCAGCTGGTCCGAGTAGTTCAGCTTGGCCAGGTAGGACACGCCGTGGAACATGTGGTGGGCAAAAGCCCGGCGCGCGTCCTGCGAGAAGCCCGGCATGCCGGTGCGGTGGATGCCGCTCTTGGCCCAGGACAGGTCCGGCATGCTCATCAGGATCAGCTGGTTGATGGTGTCCTGCAGCGACGGGTCTTTCACCCCGGCGTCGTCGAGCGCGGCGAACAGCTTTTTCACGAAGCCGCGCGAGACCGAATCGCGCGCCGCGTTGTACTCGGCCGCCTTCATCACCGGCATCACCTGGTAGCCCTTCTCCGGCGGGTAGGCTTTCAGCAGGCGCGCGCGGGTTTCCTCGGCTTCCTGCAGGGTCTCGGCGCGCTCGACCGCCTCGCGCACCACGGCCTGGCCGGGCGGCGGGTTCTTGCCGACGAAGCGCACGGTGACGATGTAGTCGCCGAAGCGCGCCAGCGGGAAATAGATCCCCTTGATCTGCTTGCCGAAGAATTCCTGTTCCAGCCGGCGGATCAGGGCGGCCCGGCCCTTGTGCGCGGTCAGGTTGCGCTTGATCCGCTCCTGCACCGCCTTCCTCACGTTGGCGTAGTGGGACTCGTAGGCGGTGGCGGCCGCGCTGAACACCTTCTGCGCCTCGGGCGACAGGGCGTTCCAGCGCGCGTTCAGCTCCTTCCACTTCTTGTAGTCGTCGCCGGTGACGTAGCCCTTCCGCGGGTCGATCTCGGCGCGCGTGCTGTCATGCGCCAGCGTGGCCATCTCCTTCTCCTGCGGCAGCTTGGCCCAGTCGTCGACGATCCTGTCGGCCATGCTGCCGCCCTCGGTCTTCTCGGCGTCCATGCGCGCGGCCAGGTCGCTGTAGACCTGCATCATGTTCGGCTGGGTTCCCTGCGGGAACAGGTGGCCGTACAGCTCGGTGAGCTGCAGTCGGCCCAGGAACTGCAGCAGGACCGAACGGTAGTGCCCCAGCATGTTGCCCAGCTTCGTCACCGTGTTGCTCTTGATGGTGCCGCCGACCTGGCGCGCCAGCTGCTGCGGGGTGGCGCGCGACAGGCGCAGGCTGCCCGGGTCGCTGGCCACCGGCAGCGGGCCGTTGTCGCCGTTCTGGCGCGAGAACAGCGGCAGGCCGCCTTTTACACGCTCGCGCATGGCGTCGGTGATGTCGATCGCCGGCTGGGTGCTCCAGCCCTTGCTGCCGTAGTAGTTGTCCTTGCCGAAGTTCGAGTCGGTGGTGACGCCATGGCTGGAATAGCGCAGCTGGCCATCCTCGTCGACGTACTGGGTCACGCCGGGGCGCGGGTCGTACGGTTCGCTGTGGATGATGTCGGCCTGGTCCATCCGGCCGCCGCCCAGCTGCTTCGTCAGGGCGTTGACGGCGTTCGGCACGATCTTGTCGTAGAACGCGCGCATGCCGTGCCCGCCCAGGTTCAGGTTGTCGCCGGCGAAGCGGGCGCGGCTGAACGGATCGGCCTTGATCTGCTCGACCGCCTTGCTGGCCAGCTCCTTGCCCATCAGGTTGACCAGGTCACGGTCATCGTTGGCCCAGGTCTCGTGCGGCTCGCCGTCCAGCAGCGTGATGTCGACGCGGTAGCCCGGTTCGTCGACCGCCTTCTCGACCTCGACCGCCTTGACCTGCTGCGACAGCTGGAAGCGGTCGACCGCCTGCTGGCCGGTGACGAACGAGACGCGGTCATAGCCGTTCTCGGCGGCGTAGGTCAGCACGCGCTTGAGGGCCAGCGTCAGCCAGGCGTCGGTCTTGCCGACGAACGGCGCCTGCGGCACGGCGTTCGGGTTGTCGATCAGGCCGACCAGGTCCGGGTTCTGTTCGCGCCAGACGGCCGCGCTCGTGGTCGGGTTGTCCTTCATCCACTGCGCGAAGCTGCGCTTGGCTTCGGCCACGCGCGGGTCCCTGAAGCCGTCGCGCTTGCCGATCTGCCCCCAGTCGCTCTGCAGCTCCTCGACGTGCAGGACGCGGCGGCCATCGCTGTCGACCCGGTCGTTGAAGCGGATGTGCGCCAGCACGTTTTTCTCGTACCAGTGGTTCGAGTGGAACACGCTGCGCGCGCGCTCGTCCTCCTCGAGCACTTCTTCGTTCGTCAGCCGGTTCAGCTTGTCGAGTTCCTCCGCGGTCAGGTCGGCCTCGGTCCAGCCGGGACGACGGAAGTTGCCCGCGACGTGCCAGCCGTACTTGTCGCTCAGCTCGCCGATGTAGTCGTCCAGCTTGAACGACGGCTCGCGCAGCGGCAGCGTCAGCAGCAGCTCGGTGTAGTTCTGGCCGCCCGGCAGCGTGTAGGCGTTGTACCTCGTGCTGTTCTCGTTGTTGCGCAGGTATTCCCGGGCTTCCTCCCGGGTCATCCCTTCGCCGGCCTCGTCGTCGAGAAGGACGTCGATGTCGTCCTCGGTCGGCTCCCGGCGCATCGTTTCCGTGACGCGCACGCCATTTTCAGCCAGGTAGTCGAGCAGCTCGGCCTTCGTGAACTTCTCCTTCGGGCGCGTATTCAGGTAGTCGAGGATGCCGGACCAGTAGATCTCGTCCTGTTTCACCCCTTTCTGGGCGAAGCCGCTGGCCATGATCGTCTCGGCCCACTGCAGGGCCGGGGCCGACTTCATCGGCAGCTGCTCGATTCTCCGCGCCAGCTGCGAGTACCAGTGCGGCTGCGCGCCGTCGGAGAAGCGGGCGGCCTCGAACTGGCCGAAGGTGCGCGGGGTGCGCTTGCCCTCGACCGCTTCGCGTGCCCGCGCCAGCAGGGCCATGGTCTCGGCCTGGCTGTGGCTTTCGATCCAGTCGGCAACCCGGTCCAGGCCGATCGCGCGCAGGGCCTGCTGCACCAGCCCGATGAACTTCTGCCAGCCCTTGATCTGCTGGCCGCTGCCGACGATGTCGGCCAGCGCCTCCTCGGTGGCGCGCTCGAGCTTGTAGCCGAACGTGGCGGCCTGGTATTGCGCGGCCTTGGCCAGCGCCGGATTGATCAGGCGCAGGCGGTTCAGCTCCTGCTTGAGCGCTTTTTCGCCCAGGATCGCCGACAGGCCCAGGTGGCCCAGCGCCTCGTGCGCCAGCACGAACTGCACCTCGCCGGCGTGCGCCAGATTGTCGGCCACCAGGAACGCCTGGCCGCGCCAGGCGGCGCCGCGGGTGTCGGGCTTGGCCTCGAACGGCAGCTCGTTCACCGACTGGACCACGGTCACGCGCGGGGCGTTGTGCCAGCCCTGCAGGATCGGCGCGACCACCCGCTGCACGTCCGCTTTCGCCATGCCCTGCGCGGCCGCGCCGCGCGAGAACTCGGCCTCCTCGTCCTCCTTGCCCTCGCCCGGCTTGCCCAGCTCGACCAGCGGCTTGTATTCGAGCAGTTTCGTGAGCAGCTGGACGCCCTTCTCGCCGGTCGGGATGAAGGTGCGCTCGGCCCAGTTGATGCGCTCGACGAACGCGCCGAGGTTGGTCAGCATTTCCCGCTCGGAACGGTTGTACTGCAGGGACTGGCCGGTGATCTCGATCCGGTTGTCGTTCGAGACGCGCACCTTCTGCAGCAGCCAGCCGTTGGCCAGGATGCCGCGCTGGCCATCCATCAGGCGCTTGAGCACCTCGGCCGCCGGCAGTTTCGACAGGTTGTTGCCCACGCCCAGGTTCTTGAGGGTCTGGTCGAGGTTGCGTTCGGACACCACGCGGCCGAGCATGCGCTCGCCGTCGACGGTCTGCGTGCGCACCACGCGCGGGTCGCCCGGCAGGCGGTCCCAGATCGGCAGCAGCATCCCGGTCAAGAGGTGCGTCTTGTCGGTGTAGGTCGGCGCGGTGGCGGCGATCTCGGCCTCCCAGGCCGTCTTGGCCTGTTCCGGGGTCAGCTTCTGGAACGCGGGAATCGCGCGCTCGGCCTCGCTCTCCTTCAGGTGCGGCCGCATCCGGTCGAGCAGGCGCCGGAAGGCGTCACGCTCGGGGCCGGGCGGCCCGGCCTCGATGGTCTGCTCGACCCGGTCCAGGCCGCGCTGGGCCAGCAGGCCGGCCAGGCGGGCGTCGGTGACGTCGACCGGCTTGCCGGCGGCCGTCACGTAGCTTTCGATCATGATGTCCGACGTCGGCCGGGTGTAGACGGCGGCCTGGATCTTCTTGTTGACGGTGGTCTCGCCGCGCGCGCCCTTGAGGATCTTGTCGACCTCGTCGCCATAGCGCAGGCCGCCGGTGGTGCGGATCTGCACCCCGCGCGAGATCACCTGCCCGGTTTTGGCGTCGGTCGAGGTCCCGGTCCGCGCCAGCGCGAACACTTTATTCGTGCGCTCGTTGCGGAAGAAGCCCAGGAAGCGCTCGCCGAAGCTGGCCGCGTGGCGCTGCGCCTCGTCGAAACGGTTGATGTGGGTCGGGTGCGTCAGTTCCAGCTCGACGTAGCGGGTCCTGGCGCCCGTTCTCTTGTCCTCGAACACGACCTCGTCGCGCAGTTTCTCGACCTTCTCGGCGCGCAGCGTTTCCATGCCGGCGTCGAAGGTGCCCTGCGCCTTGGCGCGCGCGATCGTTTCTTCGAGCCGCTTGAAGAACTCCTCGAACACCTCGTCCTGGCGCTTCGTTTCCAGCGACAGCAGGCGGTTCAGGAACTGCGGCACCTCGGGCAGCTTGCCGTAGTTCAGCGCCCCGGTCTCCGCATTGATCAGGCCGTTCAGGCCGAGGGCGCGGGTGGTCTCGTGGAAGTTGAGCGCGGCCTGGCCGTTGTACATGTCGACGAACAGGTTGTGCAGCGCGTCGGAGGCGTACTGGGATTCCAGGTTGTCGGTGGCCGAGAACATGCCCTGGCCGCCGGTCTCGCGCTGGCCCTTGGTCAGCGCGCCCAGCTGGTCCAGCCTGCGCGCGATCGACGAAATAAAGCGCTTCTGCGCTTTCAGGTTCGTGGTCGGCAGCACGTAGTGCGGCTGGTTCGCCTCGTTCGAGCGGTGCGTGCGGCCGAAGCCCTGCACCGCGTTGTTGGCGCGCCAGCCCGGCTGCACCAGGTAGTGGATGCGGCGCCGCTGGTTGGCCGCGTTCAGGTCGGACTGGAACGAGTAGCCGGTGCCGCCGGCGTCGGAGAACACCAGGACCCGCTTCTTGTCGGCCATGAAGGCGTCGGCGTCGGCCGGCACCGAGGATGCCGGGCGCTTCTCCTCGACGACAGTAAAACCGCCGGTCCTGGTGTCCTGCACCTGGACGAAGCGGCGCTTCCTGCCGGTGATCTCGGCGACGTTGTTGGTGCCGAACGCGCGCAGGATCATATCCAGCGGGTTGTCCGGCACGCGGATCTGCTCGAGGTTCTTCACCAGCTGGTCGCGCAGCGCCACCATTTCCTTGTTGAACACCGGGTTGCCCTTGGAGTCGACCACCGGGCGGGTCTGCTTGTGGCCCTCGGCGTCGGTGTACTCCTCGTGCTGCTGCACCGGGAAGCTGTTGCGCACGTAGTTCAGCAGCGTCTCGCGCGGGGTGAAGTCGAAGTCCTCGGCCACCGCGTCGTCGTCGTTGGCCAGCTTGGCGGCCTGTCTCTCCTGCTCGGCCTCGTTGGTATTGACCAGCTGCATGACCACGGCGTGGCCCTCGGCCAGGTCGCGCTCGGCGGCCTCGACGATCGACGGCATCTGCATGGCCGTGATGACGTGGTTGAAGAAACGCTGGTGGCTGCCCCAGAACTGGGCCAGCGCCGCGCTTTTCGCCTTCGGGTTGTCCTTCTGGCCGGTCGCTTCCAGCGCCGTGTCGATGTTCTGCAGGACGGTCTGCCAGGCGCGCGCCAGCTCGTTGTAGATGTCGGTCTGCAGCGGGGTCAGCTCGTGCTCGAGGCGGTCATACGTCACGCCGTCGAACGACAGACTACGCGCCAGGTACGAACCCTGCGCCTTCATGTCGCGCGAGACCAGTTCCATCGCCGCCACGCCGCCGGATTCGATGCCGCCGATGAAATCCGTGACCTTGGCGAACGCGCTGCCCTCGCCCCACAGGCCGAGGCGGGTCGCGTAGCCCAGGTTGTGGACCTCGGTGGCGCCGGTGGCCGAGACGTAGACGATGCGGGCGTTCGGCAGCAGGCGCTGCAGCTCGACGCCGGCGAGCGCCTTGGCGGCCGGCTTGGTCTTGCCGCGCTTGCCCTTCCGCTCGACCACGTTGCCCATGTTGTGGGCTTCGTCGAAGGCGATCACGCCGTCGAAGTCCTTGCCCAGCCAGTCGACGATCTGCTGCAGGCGGCTCTTGGTCGTCTGCGTCTTGCCGGCGGCCCTGTCCTTGGCCGACAGCTCGCCCATCTTGAGCGTGTCGTAGGTCGTGAACAGGATGCCGCTCCTGGCGTCGATCGGCGCGCCGGCCTTGATCTTGTTGTGCGCCATGAGCACGTCGGGGTTGCCGGACACGCCGGCAAAATCGCGCTTGGCGTCACGCAGCAGGCCCTGTTTCGCACTCAGCCAGACCGCCCTGGTGCGGCCCTGTCTCTGGTTGTCGAGCAGGATGCCGGCGATCTCGCGGCCCTTGCCGACACCCGTCCCGTCGCCGATGAAGAAGCCGCGCCGTTCCTTGTCGCCCGGCAGCATCTCGCTGTGGGCCTGGCCGGCGTAGACCACCGCCTCGAGCTGGGCCAGCGACAGCAGGCCCTTCTCGATCACGGTCTTCGGCAGGTTCGGGGTGTAGTTCGG